CCCTGCTATCAGTGGTCGAATCCATCGTTCAAAGATTATAAAGTTCCGCTTGAGGTGGTTCCCAAGAAGGGCAAGACCGTTGTTGGATTATTGAGTAAGTTCCCCCTTGGTTCCCCTGGGCTCCGTGCCGACCTATTAAAGAGCGAAGTGAATCGGACAGGCATGATCCTTAAATGCCTCAATGATGGCATTGAATCTCCATTGCTCCAGGAGATTCGAGACAAGCGTGGGCTATCCTACTTCAGTATGGGCGTTATCTATCAGCTGCATAGATTTGGTGTGCCCACATTTATGTCTTGCACGAGCAACCGTAACAAGAAGAAGCTCAGGAAAGTGTACACTGAGTTCTTCTCTGGCGATCTGAGCCGGCACATCTCTCGGAGCAGATTCGATGACTGCCTTGCCGGAGAATTGATTTCCAAAAAGATATGCGAAATCCTTCCATATTCAGGTGCTAAAGTCACTGTCATGGAAGATTCTCCATACGATGGGCTTGAAGGATTTACTTACGAGGAAGCTCTGCGCTTGCTGGATAAGCACTTCAAGTTGGATAACTTTGCGGAGATTGAATACTGATGAGTCTTTCCGAAAAGATGTTGGCGATGTTCGAGGAGCGCCAGCTAGAAGAGATCATGAGGTCATGGTGTCTGGCTGACAAGGCTGCGCGCAAGCATCGATTGAAGACGATCATCGCCCTTACTGTTGAGCTTGAGGAGATCAAGAAGGTTAGCATCTTCTCCACGTCATTCGGAGAGATGGCAATCGAGGCAGTCATCAAGGGCGATTGGAAGGAACTAGAAGAGGTGGTTGGTTACCAAACCTTCAAGACCGAGCATCCAGATATCCAGGCTCAATTCGCTCCGCTGTGGGAGGCGTTCAGGTTGATTGCGGAGACGGCTATTGCAGAAGAGCGGCGCAGGGCTGGGCAGGTAAGTGAGGCGCACTAATGAAGCGTCGGAAATTCTTTCCATGTATTGCAATCTTCGAATCCTATTCATTGATGATTTATGAATCAATTCAAGCCGAAGATGCTGATGAAGCAAAAAAGATTTTCGAATCAAAATTCGGATTTATACCAGAGATTTGTGATACTGGTGGTAATTATGGCTACTATCTAGCCAAAAAAGAGAGGGTGCTTAAGACCTCTGGCAAACTAAAGAGACTCTCAGTAACCATTCCTGCCAGTAACTTTCGTGCTAGCGGCAGCAACTTTTCAGGTAAGTTCGAGGGCTGGTATGTTGTTGCCATAGGACTTCAAGCCTGCTCATTCATATCGCCAAACTCAAAGAAACCAAGACACTTCACGAAGGACGAACTACTATCACTTGTTTTTATTTCACCTGTCGATGCTGCAGCGAAAGCAATCAGGCCCGGAAACAAGAAATTAGAGGTGGTTCAATCTAGATATGTTGAAGAGTTGAGAGTTATAGACTGATGTACAAAGTATTCCCAATAGAAGCTCTCGTAAACTACATCCCATACCCAGGCACAAACCCACCCAAATGGGCAGTGATGGTAACTAACGAATGGCCAAGTCCAGCAATTGGGAATACAAAAATTGATCACAGAAGTCCGGGACCACAAAGTGCAGCTTCATATATGATAGGCGGGCAGAGCTACGTCATCGTATCAACTCACCCAACAAAAGGTGCGGCCGATAAAGTCCTTAGAAAGCTAAGGTCTAAAGCTGATTTACCAAAGGATGATAATGATTTCCCATATCATTTATCTCTAACCAAGCGGCAAGCCCAAGTACTTTCAGAGGCACTGAGCCTTTACTCTCGTTGCCGGATAGAACAGTTGGCAGCTGATATTCGTATTATCCGGCAACAGTTGCCGGATTCGTTGCCGGATTCAGACAAGGATTGATTATGGAAACATCTCCAAAGCTTCAAGCTCTGCTATCTGAAGACTTTGATTCAAAGTACTTCATAATTGATAATCACCCGGGAAGATTCCGCCTTCTTTTATTAGGAGACAGTTTGGTAATCGAGCTTCGTGAGTCTATAAAGTCAGGCGAGATTACCTGGGAACAACTGGAGAGTTTCGTTAGTGATATTGCAAGCGGATTCAAAAAAGGATTTGCTCTCGAAGGTGACATTGCTTTGTGTGCAATTGCCGTTGCCATAGAGGACTTTGATTCTAAATTCTCATACGAATATTTGGATACGCTAGCTAAGTCAAAAGCAGCTGTGCTACGAAAGCCAAGCTGGGTGGCGCGCGAATGCCTAGAGACAAAGAAAGATATTGAAACTTCATCTCACAAATTCATTTCGGATAATGGATATAGAGAATTCCCGGTTGTTAAGTTTCATATCCAGAGGCCTCCTGGTGGATATTTCTTTGGCTATGATGCTGAAGTGTTCTGGAAACCATTTGGGGATCCAATTATGCGCTGCTGGGATTCTGCACAAGAAGCCCAGAAACACTTATCTTCCGGAGATATAATTAGAGTGTCTGTTGACAACAAGCTGGTGTAATTATGAGACAATTTACCGAAGTTATTTTCTGTGGCAACGGAGACTATTCGGTCAAGCAAATTGAACGACTCAAGGCTCGGTTAGAGGAAGGCACTCATTTGCTCTCAGGGCTGCAGCAACCTGGCCATCCAGATAGTGAGCAGGCCGCTAGGGAAGAGAAACAGTATTACGAAAATGGTATGAACGAACTTGCTGATGTGGTTCGTGACATCGCAACTGCGCTTGGATGCGAAAGCCTAATACAGGATCAGATCTTTTGTAGTAAGCATGGTTGGTCCGAAAAATTCACTGGCAAAAAAGATACGTGCATTACCTGTTTGGCTGATGCTATGGAAAAGCCAGAGAGATGTCCAGGAAAGGACTATAAATAATGGAACTATGTGAAATATGTGGGAAAGAATCCTGCGAAAACGGATGGGCGTGTCGAGTCGAAATGAATCGGCGCGAAGGCTGCCCAGAGTATACTCCTAACAACTTACCAGTTCGCTGTATCCGTGCCGATGGAACGATGCTGGAGCACGAACATGGAGATCATATTGATTACATCTTCCCAGTAGAGGTTGAGTACATCGGACCACCCGATGAGAAGCGCTACCATTTGGTCGATGGCGAAGGCAACATTGAGGTGATGGATGAAGGCTTTAAGTATTCAACCGATCACGAGACGCATGCATTGTTGTACGCCAATGGCAGTATCGCAGTTACTATGTATGAAACATGTTCTGCTGCATGGATGCTCAATGAGGAGAAGAGGTTCGTAGGTGATACGGAATCTTCAATGAGGGAGATAGTTGTATCAGTTGCAGGTACTTGCCTTGGTGGCCACTTACTAACTCCAGGCGAATGGAAACTGACAGACGAATCTCTGAAGAAGATAGCCGATTACATTGAATTCTCACGCTGCCTGGACCAGGCATGGATGGAAAAGAAGTTGGCAAATGCACATAAGAATAATACGGCCTGAAGATTATACAGAGTTCCTTAAGGAAGGCCGCGTTGCTGATTGTGATTGTAAGCTCATCCAATGCGTTTGCCTTGAAGCCAGGAAGCATCAAAAGGATTGCGGTTATAGGGTGGCGCTAACATGTGCCATTTCAGTTGCTTGCAAAGAGCATGGGCTGGATGTTTGCCCCACATGCGATCCGTGTATCTGTAAGGAGGTCATATGATAGGCGGATGTGACATTACTCTAATTTCGCCATACCCAAATGAGAATTTGATTCATCGTGCGGCCGAGGCCATCCTAGGCATCTGGGCCAAAGGCGTTATCGAGGCAGCAGATATGGAGAATAAGTTGCTCAAGCTGCCTGAGTTGCTAGGCGGAACTTACAAAGAGGTCTTTATATATCGAGACTTGGATTCTCACGCTTCCTGGACCAGGCATGGATGGACAAGAAAGAACTGTAGGTCAATGATCTATTTATTAGCTTATACACAGACAGGAACTCTCACGTGTGTGCTAGAGAATCCGGATGACCCAGATCTGAAAGTAATTATTGAAGCCATTCAAATAATGATTAGTGCAATCCCATGTCCAATATAGCATATACAATTGGCAGAACAACAGCATACGATCAAGCCGTGATAGAGGGCGGCGTTAAAAAACTTGGCCGTAGAGAAATAAACCCTACAGATCCGAACGAACCGCCCTATGAAGGCGGGTGGGTCTGGCGCAGATGGGGAGACGCCGAGAACTTCAGGGCAAACCTGATGTCAATTGAAATCCCCGGATGGGCATCAATGGACTTCTCTGTGTACCAATTGGAGTTACCAACCAGCTGGGAGGATGATGTTACTCCTGAGCCAATATGCAAAGGCAAAACAGCTAGCGGTGCGCATTTTCTGTTGCACGATTCAAGGATTGTTCGAGCGGTGTATGCAGATCCAGAAGCTCCAGAGATGCCTGCGGCAGAGGCGTTGTTGATTAGCGCAAATACTTTAGCCGATACCGTTCAAGAGATTGTGAGAGTGCTAGAACATCAAGGATATGGGTTGAGCTTAAAGCAAGTGGCTCTTTTAAAACGCGACTCCTCAAACTATCAGGCCCTTCGAGAGTTTCACCGGACCAAATAAAATGGAAGCCTACAAGAGCACATGCCAAAGTTGCGGCAAGGTATACTTCTGGACTGGTTACAAGACTGGTATCGGGAAGACCGAAGCACAACTTAAGCAGATGCACGATGAGCGTACCATATGCAAATACTGCAAAGCTCCTGGTCTTACTACTGAACTTGACCACGAGACAGAAGACGGCCAGCTTTTGGACGATTCGACGGCCTTCGTCGTTGACACAGTAATGTCTATACTTTCTGGTAAAATCAAATGAACCTGATAAATAAGTTCATTAGCTATGTGTTATCTTTCTTCAATCGGAGAAAGATATATAAGCTCAACGAAGAAGAATTTGAACCTCAATATGACGACAGTTGCAAGGACTCATGTCTGCTTTATGGTTGTAGTTGTAACCGACGGCCATGTATTGATTCGTGTTTGATTTATGGCTGCGACCACGATTAGCGAGGACATTATGCCAGGCCCAATATCTGATTCATACGATCCTGAGTTTTCAACCGGCGCACGGGCAACGGCAGTGCGCGAGGCAATCATGGAACAACGCGATCGGCTTACAGAGATACTTGGAGAGAAGCTGCTTCCAATTGTTGATATAGCCGAGGATGAGTTCGATCATACTTTTTCTAAGAACTTTGCTAAAAGGTTTGTGTTTAATGAGCGCGAACTTCGCATCATTCGATTCGCATTAAATCGTGCCATCGATACCATTTGAGGTATATCAAATGAAGATTGTAATGTTTGGTTTTGAGTTTGTGATTGGGCTTAGGCCCACTACCGAAACCAGAATTAGCTATATCAACTGGCTAACAAAGATGCATCACATACGGTGCCGAATGTTCCACGACTCAACCTGGGTGCCACATATATTTGAAGACATTCTGAATGCTCATGGAACGTATCGCTGGTATGTCTGTCGGAACTGCAAGACAACATGGGTAGCCACAATGACTGGCTACGGAGATAAACAATGACCACCCTATATCGCCCAGTAGGCTTGAAAGAACTTCGACTCATTGCTGAGTCTGGGTTCCGCGCCTTCCCTCCGCGCCTTCCAGAACAGCCATTCTTCTATCCAGTGCTGAGCTTTGAGTACGCTCAGAAGATTGCTGGCGAATGGAATACCAAGGACGAATTTTCGGAGTACATAGGGTGCGTAACTCAATTCGACGTTGATGAGGAAACAATCAAACGATACCCGCCACAAATAGCTGGGGGCAAACAACACAAAGAGCTTCAAATACCAGCAGAAGAGTTGGCTGAATTCAACTTCAGTATCATTGGGACTATCAAAGTCACAGAGATTTACATTGGGGAGAAGGCGGTTGGGGTTGCCTCCGATGATTTTCTATCAGATACAAAAGAAGATGAGGTCAACTGGATAAAGGAAAACTCTCAAACTTCTGATTGGAAGATTCAATATTGTAGTTTCACACCAGAACCTGAGGTTTTACATTCCTTTGAAGAGTTGGCCGTATCATATTTGGATAGGGATAGTGGCCATACCAAATGGCACAAGACTGTCCATTACGCTGGTAGTAGATTCTCCTTCGGAATAACCAACCATAGCTGCGATGTTGGCGTATGGAGCGTTGAGCTTTCCTTGGAGGCCTCTATTTCTTATTGGTATTTGAAACCAGAAACAAAAGAGTTTATATCTCGTGAGTTCAAACGTGTCTGCGATCTAATGATTGCCAATAAATCTGCATAAATAAATGAAATTTCCGCCAGGCTTTGTAGAGGAAACTCTAAGAATCGTTATTAATAATCTGAATGATGATAGAGATCATCTTGGCCTTCAGTTGGCTTTAGCTCAAGGAATGATATCAAAGAGTACATTTGATAAAGAATGCGCTGTGTATTTTATTAGAAGCAAATTCTCCCATATAGATCTGGTCGAGAGAGCTAAGGTGCTTCGCAGATTAATTGGTGATAGAATAGATGCAGAGATAATAAGAGCTGCATTTAGATGCACAATTGAAGAAGCAGAGTCTGCCCTTTGTGATATAAAATGACACATAATCAGGTACCATTTGATGAGTTTCTGCGGCGTGCTGCGCGGCCCATTCCTGTTAAAGACACTCCAGAAACAAGAACTGCCATACAAAGAGCACGAGAAGAATTGATGACATTGCTAGAATCAGAACGCGGAGGATTACTAAATGAACAGGAAGTCATATACCTAAGATGGCGTCTAGTCAGACGAATTACCAACCGTTACAATATACCCTTCTTGCTAAACGCGATCAGTGCTGGGCGTATCTGCGAAGTCGGTGTGAGAAACGGCGAACACCTTCTCAGTCTACTCACCTCGGTAGCCTCTGAGGTAGTTGCCGTTGACCTATGGCAAGAGACTGGTAGGCGTTCTGAGAATGACTACTGCTACACTCAAGCCGAGCTAGATGAGCTGTACGCGCATGTTGCTGCCCTCGACACTAGAGTAATCGTAGACAGAAACCCGTCGATTGTTGCAGCAACCCATTACCCCGATGGCTACTTCGACTTCGTTTATATCGATGCCGATCACACCGAGTCAGCAGTCGAGGGTGATCTTCGTGCGTGGTGGCCGAAAGTACGAGCTGGAGGAATATTGTCTGGTCACGATTACTTAGAAGTCTCGCCTATTTGCAAAGATGGTACCAAAATTCACTTTGGGGTTATTCCTGCAGTGAACCGGTTCGTTGCCAAGTTAGGGCTGGGTCTGCATGTTGACTGTGATTCTGACTGGTTTATAGTTAAATATCTTGAATCAGAAAGAGGATCAGATGGCAAACCCATTTAAAGTTGGCACAATGGAACATGATATGTTCAATCAGATGCCTACTGGTAATCCAGACTTCATTGCATTTCTCAAGAAGTGCGTGATAGATGCTGTGAAGAATGATCCTGCCACGCAACTCATTCGCGAAGCTCTGGACATTCGAGCCTCACGTTCACGCTGTGAGGTTTGCAAGGGTCCGGCAACTCGCCAAGCATTACAACATATACCATTGTTTTGTGATGAGCATGGGCTACATGATCTTATTAGATTAGGAGAAGAGTCAGATATACATTATAGAGATCTGCGCAATGCCGATTGGGTTCGCAAAGCCATAGCCCTTCTAAAGAGGCGTGATGGAAATTGCTAAGAAGCCAAAGGAAATAGATGTTGATGGGATGAGCGATCCCAATCATTACATCACTTACATCGGCAAAGCTACCCAGATGGATGATGGTACGTGGCGCTGCCTAGCCAATGTTGGGGGCGCGCTATGTTTGGTTGAGGTGAACGTTACGTTATCAAAAGAAGATAAGCGTTCATCGGTTTTCTGTTGCTCATTCTGTGGCAGAGATGATTGCGAAGCTCTTATAGTTGGACCGATGGTTAATATATGCGACGCGTGTATACAAACCGCACAAGATTGCGTTGATGATCTAAAGGCTAAGAAGAAAACTCCCGTGAGCTTTGTAGCGGGCGTTTGTGCCTACGTTCCGGCAGAATGGAAAATCAACAAATCTTCTGGTAAAAAATTCGTCCCGCCGCCCGGAGAATTCAGCGGGTGCAGATGTACGCCTTGCCCAGAGCGCGAGGGGACTGGCGAGTGTGCGTGCTGCGCTGAGCGGCGCGATGAAGAACGAAACCCAGACCCAGAACCATTTGTGTGAAATTATGGACGCAAACAAACTTCAAACGCTTAGGGATATTGGTTACACGATTCCTAGAAGCTGTGCGCTTTGTGCTCATTCTACATGGCAAGGAGCAAGCGAATGGGGGTCATGTAAATTATGGACCTACAAACACAACAAGCATACAGGAGACCCACGACAGCTGAGCATTTATCGAGGCGGCCATTGCTATAAGTTTGAGTTGAGTGTGTCAATGGCAGAGATGCTTGGGGCCTATATAGTCTTTGTAAGATAGATGGCCGGACTTCCGAATGGCCGGACAGACATTTTTGTCTTGACATTTACCACTGTTTAAATGTATTAGTGGCATTATGAAGAGTCACGAATTCGCTTCTGGAGTTTTACAGGGAGCTGATCACCGATACATTAGAACAAATTGTCAAGATGCAGTTCGTGTATTTAGCCGAACACTCCATGACAAGCTTTGGGGGAACAATACAGTTGTTGTCGGCGTTTGCGCTGACGGTTGCGGAACAGGCGAACACACAGAAGTTGGGGCGCAGCTTGGTGTTAATATTGCAACAGATGTAATATCAACAGAATATTTATCAGCTGCAAGTTTAGGTAATGAGGTTGATTGGAATACCATAAAAGACGATATTGTTGCTAGGGTTGGAAATATTGCACAGTCAGTATGGTCTCTTGAACAAGATTACAATGCGCTAATTATCGAGTACTTCTTTTTCACGATAATTGGTTTCGCAATGACCTCTGAAGAAACCACGTTCTTCCGTGCCGGCGATGGTGTTCTGATTGTCAATGGAGAAGATATCCCAATCAAAACGCCAGATGGTAACAGGCCAGAATATCTTGGCTACAATCTGTTGAGCAGTTCGATTCGACCTGATATCGAAATACTATTTAAAATTCCAACTGATAAAATTGATCACTTCTTACTAGGCTCAGATGGATTGAAAGACATTTGCGCCGCAGAAGAAAAGCTCATCCCTAAGAAACAAGTGGGAACTCGCATCCCGAAGGAAGAATTGGTTGGCCCTCTCAGTCAGTTCTGGACCGGGGATCAATACTTCGACGATCCCCAGGCGGTGCGCCGCAGACTGATGATGTTCAATGGTGGCCTTTGTGCTGATGCCAGGGCCGGCATTGCTCGCGATGACACTTCATTAGTTGTCTGCCGCCGCAGGAATTCAGAGCCATGATCAAAGAGGTCATTGTCGAAGCAGACATAATTAGACTGACGCCAAACTCAGTCAAGGGCGAGGGCGGCGAAGCAATAATCTATGGCTTGCCTGGAAAAAAAGCCCTGAAGATATTCAAGGAACCCGATCATCCTGACTTTGCTGGAAAGCCAGAAGCTCAGCAAGCGGCATTGGCGAGAATCAATCAGCACCAAAAGAAGCTTCCCGCCATCCCAAAGAGTTTACCAAGTAGTGTTATCGTTCCGGATGCGCTTGCATTTACAACCGATCATTCAAAGAAGATAGCCGGTTACCGCATGCCATTCATTAGCGGCACAAACGTTCTGCTTGAATACGGCGATCAGGAATTCAGAGCTGGCATCTCAAATGATCGTGTTCGAAACGTCTTTGCAAAGATCCACGAGGCATTTGTTGGACTCCATGCGCATAGAGTTATCCTTGGTGACGTCAACCCGCTGAACATCTTGGTGTTGGCGAAGTCGGATACGCCGTACATTATCGACATTGATAGTGCATCGATTGATGGCTTCCCGTCATTCATGTTCACGCAGGCCTATATCGATCCATTGCTGTGCGATCCGAGCCTGAAAGAACCAAAGCTAGTCAAGCATCACACTACCGATTCTGATTGGTATTCGTTCTGCGTCATGCTCATGCAGTGCATGCTCTTCGTTCATCCGTATGGCGGCATCTATAAGCCAGTTGACAAGACCAAAAAGATTGCGCACACGGCAAGATGTCTGCACAAGATAAGCGTGTTCAATCCTGAAGTTGGGTATCCAAAGACAGCGATACATTACAGCGCGCTATCGGATGAATTGTGCCACTATCTAATTGGCATCTTCGAGCAGGGAAAGCGTAGTGTCTTTCCGGTGAAGTGTTTAGAGGAAATGCGCTGGACAAAGTGCAACGTATGCGGACAAGAATACTCTCGTTCCGCCTGCCCCAACTGCGTGAAGGCTCCGCCAATTGCCGTCATTCAAACCGTGACGGTTAGGAAGAGTGTCACCGTGACGCAGATGTTTAATACCACCGGGTCTATCGTATTTGCAACGGTTCAAAGGGGAAGGATGCTCTGGCTCTACCACGAAGCAGATGCGTTCAGGCGCGAAGATCGTACCATCGCTCTTAAGCATGAGATCGATCCTCGGTTCAAGTACCGAATAAATGGCATCTCAACTGTCATCGGAAGGGATGGGTCCGTTGTCGTTCTCACCCCAAACAAAACACCGGTACCGCTCCAGACTGACATCGTTGGTGAACGACCGGCATTCGACGCAAATGCCGACAGCATATTCTGGACAACCAATGATCGGCTGAATAGAAACGCGCCATTAGGGCCTGAATATATTGGCGCAGTAATTTCTGGGTTGACACATATCTGGGTTGGTTCAACATTCGGATTTGGATTCTATCGCGCTGGAGAATTGAACATAGCCTTCATCTTCAGGACGAATTCAAGAGGCATCAACGATAGTGTAAAGGTACCCAGGATTCGAGGACAACTCATAGATGCAACCTGTTCGTTTACCGAGAAGCTCTGTTGGTTCTTTACATCCTCCCAAGAGAGTGGACAGACCATCAATCGCTGCGCAGTCATTCAACATGATGGAACTGTCTTGGCTTCGGCCGAGGCCATTCATGGAGATGGTTCGTGGCTATCGGGAATTCGCGGAGCAACGGCGGCAGGTAATGTCTTGCTTGCTCCAACCGATGATGGTGTAGTTCAAGTGAAGTGCAACGGAAACCAAATTGTCATCGTAAAGGAATTCCCTGATACAGAACCGTTTGTCAATTCAGGATCAAGACTTTTCGCCGCAGCAGATGGGCTTTACGTAGTCGGGCGGCGCGACATTGTAAAACTTAAGATCAGTTGATTGGATAGTATAGAAAGGTAAAACACAAATGCAACGTTCTCTTCTTCCACTACCGCCATTTTTCAACACAGCAAATGCGAACAACTGGGATTATAGTCCAAGCCTAGATAAGCTTCGACTCTTCGCAGAAGAGTGGCGTAGAGATCAAAAGATCAAAGCGTCTGCTGCGGCGAAGACGAAGGTCACCGCTCTCATCATCGATGCCAACAAAGACTTCTGCCATCCGCGCGGGACCTTGTTTGTCAGCGGGAGATCGGGAACCGGCGCTGTCGATGATAGCAATCGCATTGCTAAGTTCGTGTACGAAAATCTCGACGTGATTACGGACATCGTTCCTACGATGGATACCCATAAGCGTTACCAGATCTTCACACCAACCTTTTGGCAATGGGCCGATGGGACTCCAGTTCCGCAGAACCAGATCATCCCCACGGATCTTGTTGCCTCTGGGAAGATCAAGGTCATCCCCTCAATGGTCAACTTCATTCCAGGTGCAACAAGCACTTGGATCAATGACTATGTTGTGTACTATGCGCGCAAACTCGAAGCCGATGGCAAGAAAGTTCTCATTGCTTTCGCTCCGCATTGCGTTCTCGGAAGCGATGGCCATCCGATCATCGGAACCGTTTTCGAAGCCATCTCGTTTCACTCCTTCGTGCGCCGCGTGGAGAATGATCCAGAAGTCAAGGGCGGCAACGTCCTCACTGAGTGTTTCAGTGTCCTTGGCCCAGAGGTGAAGGTTGCGCACGACGGAACCATTCTAGACAACGGTGAGAATCGCATGCGCATGATCAAGGCATTGCTGGCCGCCAACTACGTCGTTATCATGGGTCAAGCATCAAGCCATTGCGTGGCAAGTACAATCGACGATCTGCTTACGTGGATCTTGGCTAACGATCCAAGCCTGGCCCAGAAGGTATATATTGCCGAGGATGGTATGTCGGCTGTTAACCTCAGCGCATACGGCGGGCCAGACTTTACCGATGCGGCCACAGCTGCGCTTGACAAGTTCCGCAATGCGGGAATGCATGTCGTTCGTCTGAGCGAACGAATGGAAACCTGGCCCGGCTTTCAACTGGCAGCCTAAATTGATTCGATCTAATAGAAACACAAAACAAGGAATACGAATATGAGTTCTAGCTCTAGTTTATTTACGTCCTCAACACAGGATAAGAATGTCACGGCGGCTCTAGTCCAAATCCCAGACTTGACCGCCAAGATCCAAGCTGGGCAAGGAATGCCCGCGGTCAATGCAAAGGTAAGTACCGCATTGCTTATCCAGCTGCTTCTCGATGATTCTGGTTCTATGCAAAGAAAAGACCCAGACCCCAATGTAACAAAGTGCAACGCAGAGCTTCTCTGCGATGGACACAACCTAATTCGCAACACCCTGTTGAATAGCAAACAGGGCGCTGATGTGTTCATGGCCGCGCGTACCCTCAGTGGAGAGGTGGTCTATCCATTCCGTAAGCTCAAGGAAGTTCCCGAGCTAGTTTATCGGCAGAACTTCTATGCGAATGGTGGCACGCCGCTCTATGATGAAATCGCAGTCACCTACGAAATCGTTGCCAAGCAGGTGGATGATTACGAAGAGGCCTGTATTCCGTGCCGAACAATCACGGTATTCATCACCGATGGCAGGGACGAACATTCCAGGGCTTTCAATGCAGCTAAGGAGCTTCTTCCATTGACGGTGGCACGCATGAATCACGAGATGGACGTAATCGCTGGCGTCGGGATTAGCGACGGATACTACGACTTCCGCAAGATGTTCTTGGAGATGGGTCTGTCTGACAATTGGATCTTGACACCAAAGAACACCGAGCACGAATTCCGTGAAGTCTTTCGTGTGCTCTCGCAGTCGGCACTGAACGTCAGCCAAGCCGGCGTGGGTGGGTTTAGCCAAGCAACTTCTAGTGGCCTAAGCCAAGCTGCTGGCGGCTTCATTTGACAGTTGTTCATTCTGTTCGGCATCATTAAATTGGTGCCGAACAGAATCAGAGGTGAAAAATGAAACTAGCCGGTACACTAAAGTGTGAAATAATCAAGCCGATTAATTCGGATGGAAAATCAATTTGGAACGAAGTCGGCCCAAGATTAATGGCCTTGAGAAAAACTTTAGCTCCGGCATTGACAATGACGATGCGGGAATTATATCCGCAAGCGGTTGGTGTCATTTACCTTTTTAAGTCGGGCAATAAGGACGAGGCTCGAACAGCTCAACAACAATGGACCGGCTTAGTTGAGAAGACATTGCGCAAGCATTGGAATGAAGAACTATTTGGGCGGCTCAATCACCTGAAAAGCAAACTTAAGGAAGAAGATGGAGAGGAACGTCTCAAAACCATTACTTCTGCCAACGGTCCAATTCAGGAGTATTTATCTTCCGAGACACGCCACAACATCATATCCCGATGGAAGGGTGAACCATTTAAAGATCTGTTGGTTTCGAAAGTTTCGGTTCCATCATGGACAACTGGGTGTGCATTCTACGCCAGGAATCGCGAGTGCCCTGTTAGTGGAGACCCCGATAAGGCCCGATTGGGATTTCCTCTTTTCGGTGGTGGCAACAAACGAACAACACTGGTGGTGGCTCCCTGCGGTGATGGGCATGAAGCACTTTGGAAGAGGTTAGTTGCCGGCGAGATCAAGCTCGGTCATGTTGGAATTAGTTACAATCTTCGAAAACATAAGTGGTATGCATTAATCTCGTGGTTGGAGGAACGTGAAGAGAATATTTCTGGCTCACATGTTGCTGCGGTCAATATGGGAATCAATGTATTTTTGCAGGCGGTGTCAGATGACGGATCTGAATTCCATGTTGATGGCGGAGATATATTAGCTACCAGAAGACGATTTTATGGTCGTCGCAAGAGCATTCAGAAGTCTTTGGATAAGATGGGGAGAGGAGCACATGGACATGGGCGCAATCGATTGCTCCGTCCAATTACGAATCTTGGCGATTGCGAATCAAGGTACATGTCCAGTAAGTGCAGAACAGTGGCGGCTGAACTCATCAAGTGGTGTGTTAGGCACAACATTGGTCGATTGATTTTGGAGGATCTGAGTAGGATAAGGGAGACAGACGAAGCCAAAGATACTCATGAGGAAGTCAAGCGACTAATTCATTCATGGCCTTATGCTGAATTAACTGCTGCGATTACCAGACAAGGTGCTGAGTTTGGAGTCTCCATCGAAACTCGGGAAGCCTACTATAATAGTCAGCGATGTCCTATTTGCGGACACACCCATCAGGACAATGTTCGAATCATTGAAGACCGCAGAGACATCATGGTTGATTCCGAGGGAAGGAGATGGGAAAGAAGTTTGAGCAAAAGATCATTCTTCACTTGTAAAAAGTGTGACTTCGATGCAAGTGGAGATTTGGTTTCGGCGTCTAATCTACTTCAATCTGTAACAGGATATAGCTCTATTCTCACGACTAAAAATAAGGCTAACCACAAGGCCACTAACAAAAGCAAAGCCAAGGGTGATCGGGCTATGGAGTCACCAGGAGAATCATGACCGAACTAACAAACGAAGAAAAACTTAAACTGGAACGACTTCGTGAGCGATGTATTATAATTCAAGGACTCTTGAAGCGATGGCATGAGTCTGCGGTTGAAATTGTGATTGCCCTCAAAGAAGTTGATGATGAAGGTGATTGGAAGCTGTCCTATCCCAGCTTTGATAATTTTTTGGAGCGTAACTTTCCGAATTCTGGTTTTGGGCTTAAGAGATATCAGCACACACTGCTTTCGATTCAAGAGTATGGTGAGGAGCTGGTTAGAAAGATTGGCCCTGAAGCGGCCCATGTGATGTCGCACCCAAGAATTACCGAGGAGCCAGCACGAAAGAATGAAATAATTTCGAATGTTAATAACTACATGGAGGCCAATGGTAACGCCCCTAATGCGGATTGGGTGCGCGAACAGCGAAAGAGAATAGCACCCGAAACAAATCAGCCACCAAGATCCACTATAGCAATGTCTGCGCTGGGAAGGACCTGCAAAGAGCGTGATGAATGGAGGCGAAAGTTCGAGGAGCTACAGGTAAAATACGATAGTGCTGTGAGTGAAATTGAACAACTCCGTAAGCAACTAGGGAAAAATGCGAGCACCTCTACTTCTGATATGGTTTCATAAGGGCTAATTTTAGCACCGCTCGCAAACCATATTCTAGTTCTTTGAAAATTCAGCGTTTTTGACGGCAGGGTATCAGTAACCTTCGAGAGATTCAGTTGATGTGAGTTGACGAACGTCAGACCTACCGAAGCATTGGCAAAGTATCAGTAACCTTCGAGAGATTCAGTTGATGTGAGATTGAGAGTAGCCGTCGCACACCATCCGGGGATCTGGTATCAGTAACCTTCGAGAGATTCAGTTGATGTGAGATCAAATGAATGACGACGATGACAACGACGACGAGTATCAGTAACCTTCGAGAGATTCAGTTGATGTGAGGCTAAGTCCCAAGGTCACTCTAAATCTTGGAACAAGTATCAGTAACCTTCGAGAGATTCAGTTGATGTGAGCTCCTACAAGCTCCGGCGACTCCATTGGGGCTGCGATGTATCAGTAACCTTCGAGAGATTCAGTTGATGTGAGTAGTAGTTGTTTCGCCTGTGCAATCCAGCTTTGACAAGTATCAGTAACCTTCGAGAGATTCAGTTGATGTGAGAATCCGCCGGTAGTGGATCATGCCACGGGGGACACGTATCAGTAACCTTCGAGAGATTCAGTTGATGTGAGAAAAGAATGGACACATGTATTTGATACGTGTTCTGGTATCAGTAACCTTCGAGAGATTCAGTTGATGTGAGAGCGAAATCGACCCACCCCCCTCCAGACGTATCAGTAACCTTCGAGAGATTCAGTTGATGTGAGGTGTTAGAGTGCCCACATTGTCATGATGCTGATGACGTATCAGTAACCTTCGATAGATTCAGTTGATGTGAGAAGATGGACGCGAATGGTATCAGTAACCTTCGAGAGATTCAGTTGATGTGAGATACATGGAACTGACTGTCGCCAATGTGCGCGCCATGCGTCACCACAGTTTCCGCAAAGCGGAAACCAAATCATTCCTGGCGGTGATTTGTTTGAGTCCAAATGCACTACTTCAATTGGCTTAGTTCGCTGACGAAGCCACCAGACAAAACAGGGAACCTGCACCACGTCTTAGGATCAAGATTATGGTTGTCTACGTGGAACGCTATAGCGTAGCGCTCTCTTTTCCATTGATTGCGCACCCACATTGTAAAGAACTTCCTTACATACGAAATTGCCAATGGGTTGTCGGGCCTTTCGCGACGCAGACAATTGAGCACCTCTTGTGGTCCCTTCTTCTCCAGGATGGCCCACGTTTCAATGGCATCGAGAATATCGTAAGGCATCAGATCATCCTCGTCTGTCTGGCCTTGTCCTGGGCGTAACTCAGCCGTTGGCTTCTGACTCACGATACCCTTCAGTGATGGATAATCCGTGACCATCGTGTTCAACCATTCGAGCAAGAACGCCTTGTCGATGCCGCCGATAGGGGCAATGGATCCTGCGGTGTCTCCATCCATCGTGCAATAACCAACGGCAGCCTCTGAGCGGTTGCTGGTAGTGATTAGAAGCTTGCCCTCTAGGTTAGCTACCATCCAAATGCTTGGGGCTCGTGCACGGGCCTGGATATTCTGCAACGCAATATCATCATGCTCCCAGGTCAGAGCGCGGCCCTCAACTTGTTCTGCTAGGGCTATGTATTGTTTAACGATGGCATCGATATCGATCACAGAGAATTTGGCACCAATCTCATTAGCCACGGCCCTAGCCGCTTCAAGAGTTGTTGTTGAGCTGTTCGATGTGGACTGATACACGCAGGTAAGAAGCTTCTCAACAAGCACTCTTCGACCATGAATCAGGTATTGTTTAATTAAATCTTCATCTATTGGAATGTTGAATTGATTGAGAGCATCTTCAATGCCTTGAGATTCATTAATAACACGCCTAATCATCAGAGATACCAGCGAGGCACATGCGGCCGAATCAGCGCCTCCGCTAAGAGAAACCACAAACCCTTTTGAATGTGACTTCTCCAAATAATCAAACAGCCCCAATGTAATTGCGAGGGTAAACTCTTGATGCTTAGTGAATGATTCGCTCTGTATTGGCTTGGTTGCTTTTTCATCACAGGCAATATTTTTTATTTCATTAACAAGACCTTGAGTATAATCAACTACGCCGCCAGCTTCTAAATCTGGAGAGAAGCTAGCTGTGGCAATCGCTCTGGTTTTGATTAATGAAAGATCAATGACGGCTGTTGTTAAATTTACCTTGGCCATATTTAGGAATGGGCCGCGAGCTAGTAAATCGCCGCCGCTTGCGACAATACAATCGCCATCATAAATGGCACGACCCGCTTCATTACCAAGAAGATTTGCATAAATGTAGGCTACATTAAATGCCCGCGAGCCCTCAACAACAAGTCTCTCTCTAGTAACTCGTTTTCCGAAAGCAAAGTGAGATGCCGATGGATTCAAAATAATGTTGACGCCTCTTCGCGCTAAAGCGTTACCCGGCCGCTCTGCAACGAAAGCGTCTTCGCAAATCTCAAAGCCTATATGTACGCCATCGATATAGAAAACCAAATCCCCAATCACATAACCAGGACCCTCTATAACCAATTTGGCTGGCCATGGCTTGAACCATCGTGGTTCGTAATGAAGGCCGTCACCCGCTAGGTGTTGCTTGGGAACGATGCCTATGATTTTCTCATCATAAACACAGACCATTACGTTGTACAAGCAGTTGCACCACAGAAATGGTATGCCAAAACAAGTAAAGATTCCGCTTGTTTGTGGTAGTAGATCGCATACTATTTCCCAAGCTGTAGTTATAACTTGCTCTGATAGGAAGTGATCTTCGCAACCATATCCGGTGATTGCCATTTCGGGCAAACAAAGAACTTTCACGCCAGCTCTTCTGGCTTCACCTAGAGCGTCGATGATGTTATGCTTGTTGCGCTCCCAATCGAGAGGCGTTTGATTCAAGGTCGCCGCACCAACTTTGAGGTTTGACATTTTCTATTTTCTCAGGTGATATTGATTTACAATAATAAAACGCAATAGGGCGTGGGCATATTGGCAAGTCATCTAGCTGCAAGTCCAGCAGCTCTTCTTGAATCTGTAGCTGGAATTTTAGTTCCGCAGCAGGTAGAGCTTCGTCATCGTCCACAGCCAACCTCATAGCGAGATGTTAAAGTTCGCTTGGCGATTCGCTTTGCAGATGTCAACCAATGCTTGTGTAGCTGGCGAATACTGCGGTGGGATGTTGAGTCCCAGAGCTGCCGCTTTGAAGTTTGGTTCGTAATTTGTAAGACAGTTGCCCGCGTTTAGGCGATAGTAATTCGGAATGACCTCGCCCTCTTGCCCGATGATCCCAACTGGAACCTCCGGACTGATGTGCATGGGATGCGGGCGATAGACAACTGGGAGCCCCGGCACAGATTGTTTGCCGCTCTCGGCCTCATCTCCGAATTTCATAGTGGCTACGCTACCGCTCTTCGACAGCTTCCAGACGCCAGCCACATCATCGCGCCTGAATGTTTTCCACGTAGGCTCTACCAAATATCCGCCGTAGCCATATGACTGACGATCAGGCGACCACTCCATTGTCTCGCGATACTTCTCGAACCGAATCGTCTTCTCTAGATTCCACCCGCTCTCCAAGATGAGTTGCGGCAACAGACCAAGGCGCAAGCATTCTGTTATGGTATAGAAGTAGTGGTTCTTGATTCGTTCTTCTGAGTCGAAACGAATGCCAGCGTTTCGATCAGGACGCTCTTGAATTGCGAGCAGTGCCGCCGGGATTCCAGATCGAATTGAATCAAACGTATCTGGTAAGTATGAAATGAAACCCGGGAATCGATCGCGCATTGTGATGAATGAATGGTAGTCACTGCCAAAGCGTTGAATGTGCTCGTGCCCCATCGTGCCTACCGGAATCATTCCAAGCTCTTTGGCTAGGTAGACATTCGATGTGCGCAGGATACCGGCCTCTTTGATAGCGCTGAGGGCAATTTTGTGTTGTGCCATGCACGACACGGCACGCATTCCAACCTCAAAGATGCGATCAGGATTACCGCCAACAGCTTCCACCAAGGCTTTGGCTTTGGCCAAGATGCTTTGATAGTACTCGTCGGTTCGCACTTCAACCTCTGGTATTTTGCTACCGGCAAACAGACAAGCATTGAGAATGAGTTCTTTCTCTTCTTCGCATGTAGCGAACATCTTGTCTGGCAAGGCTCGAACCTTGGCCTGAGTTGCGACTTGAATAGTGAAGTTGAGCATGAGTGCTGTTGGCTCTAGCCAGCTTGAAACAGCCGATGGGCCAGTAACGGAGAAGGCCGGCTCTCGGCTATAGAACCAAGAACCCTCGGGAATGGACGATACCTTTACCGTATCGACCATTGAGAATGCTTTGCGATACGCCGCGCCAACTGCATAGGAGTTGGCTTCGAGGTATGAATAATCTTCGGCAAGCTCTTTCATTGGCTGGTGTGCATCCGGAAGAAGGCCTTTGACGTACTTCGCTGCATCTATCGGCAGGAAATGCCAGCCGTAATGCCCGCCGCGCCGATGGGTGTAGTAAAATGTTTCCGTCCTTAACGGAAAGCCAGCTTCGGCCATCGAGAATTTGTACCCATCTGTCATTGTTATTCTCACATCAACTCGCATCTCTCGAAGGTTACTGCTTTACAGCAAGCTCTGGATCTGTGCAATTGCAAAGTGTCTTTAGTCAGCTATTAAAGTCAAATGGCCCACTGATAAATCAGTGGGCCATTCTTCAGTAACCTTCGAGAGATCAGTCATTCAACGAGTGAGCTTGATCCTCAATTGAGGACTCCTCGCGTTTAGGCCATGTGATTGGCCTGCAAGTAAACCTTACTATAAGATACAAAAAAGTCAAGTAGTCTTTGCGAAATACTTACACCTACCCACATCAACGCAACTATACCAGCTGAGAGACTATCGTTGATTGTGTACAGCAAGCCCACGCTTCATATCGATCGCGATCATCGTCGTTCCTCCTTACTCTCACATCAACTGAAATCTCTCGAAGGTTACTGATACGTACTACGCATCCTTGAGCGGTTCGCATGTAGTGCCTGGCCCATGTGACTGTCCGGGATATTTGGCCGAACCGGCCGAGTTTGCCTTGGAAGACTTGGAAGAGAAATAGATGCCACACGGACAACTCAACATACCCCAGCTGACAGCTTTGAGGCCATTGGTTCATGGCAAAGTAATCCATGACCTAGGCGCTGGAGACTTGGGTCTCGCTCTTGAACTACTTAAGTTGGGAGCTGCTAAAGTCATTGCGATTGATAAGGGTTACAATCGTACCAATGAGAAATATGATAGCAAGTCTTGGAACGTGCCGCCTGAGATTGAAATACGTCATCAATATTTCCAAGATATGAATGAGGAAATCGATACTGCCTTTGTGAGCTGGCCCGCCAATTATGACAACGGCCTGTTGAGAATTCTCATGCAAACAAAAACAATAATCTATTTGGGTAAAAATACTGATGGTTCTGCTTGTGGAACCCCAGATCTCTTCAGATACTTTGCCACTCGCAAGATAGATGTACACGTGCCATCAAGACCCAACACCCTTATCTGTTACACAGATCATTTGGATGAACCAAGACAACTGTTACTGCTGGAAGAGACGGCCGCTATCAATGCTAGCGTAGATAAACCTCCAGTCACTTATATCTAATCTATTACACACATCTCGTGCCATCTAGCCGAAAGCATTAGGGCAACTATCGCTGGACTCAACCCATAGTGACCGAAGGCATAGGCATCATTAAGCTCGACCAGTAGTGTTCGTCCGTCATCAGCAACTCCCCAGTCAAGGCAGTATGCTATTGGACTATGGCCCTTCATAGCCTGTACGGCAGCCTCCACAATTGACCTATCAGGAACCTTGGACCAATCCCCTTTGTAATGCCGGCAATCAAGCACTTGGCCATCCAGAATGAATGCACGATATTCTGAAACGAAGTTGACCAGATCAGACACCCAGACATCAATGTCATCGGCTTGAGTTACAAGCAAGCGGCGAGACATTTCATCATTGTGCCAGCACATTCCATTGAAAAGCTTGTGCTGAACCGGCTTGATGAAATATGAATCTGCCCGTGAGCGAATCTCACCCAGCTTCATTTGGCGCAAGGAACGTCCAAGAAAGTCTGTGAGTTCTTCTGGATAATCCATGCTCTTTGGTATTGGGATTCCGAGTTTTGTCAGGGCTCTGTGGATATCTTCTATGTAGCCAGCCACGCCAACGGTTGGGCTCAGGTCTCCAATATCTGAAATCTCTTCGGTGGATTCAAAGGTAGAGGTCTCTACACCTAACAGCCAAAAGCCTCGGCGAGAATAGTCCAGTACTTCCGTCTCGGGGAATCCATCACGGTGTCTGATATAGAATTTGACGGCCTTAAGATCATACATAGATTAGTTAAGTAAGTTGTTACCAAAGAATGTTTTTATTTGTTCCAATTAAAATCTGGCGAGCCAACAAGTAGTGCAGCTGGGTCTACCCATTCCTGAAGTCTGCGGCTTGGTTGCGCGCTCCAGGTAATGTCGCTCGTGCCGGAGCCTATCTCGTTCTTGTCTCTTCCGCCGCCGGCATGAAGCGCAATGTGTTTGTTCGGATTCTCCAGAAGAAACTCAACATGGTTGTTGTTTGTACCTGGAGTATAATAATGCATCAGAGCGCCAGCAACCGGCGGGCCATCTTTGGGGTATGATCTAAGCGCTCCTTTTGCGAGTGCGATCTTTCGAACCCAGGCGATTGCTTGACCACTAATATATTTTATCTTCAACAGATCGTGTTGCACACCTACTGCATACCAGATTCCTAGCGCAAATAATCCACAGTTGGTTTTGATTTGAACAATTTGATTTGGGTCATCGACTTGTCTTGCAACCAACAAAGCCAAATCTTCTTTCTTGTTAACTAAAGAGTCACCAACATATGAATTTACTAATTCGATAATATTTTCTGGTGTTGCCATATACTAAATGCAACAATAATAGTCGATCTTTTATATGGCCAATTCATCCAATATAGTGAAGACAATTCAACTAACTCAAGATAAAGTGGCATTTGTTGACGATGAAGACTTTGAAAGCCTTAATGTATTCAAATGGTATGCACATAAATACAAACATACCTATTATGCACAGCGCGCCATTAGAGTTGGAGACAGACAGAGAATAATAAAAATGCACAGGGTAATTTTAGATTTACAAAACAAATATCCATGGGTAGACCATGAAGACGGAAATGGCCTGAATAACCAAAGGTGTAACCTTAGAGTGGCTACATATTTACAAAACCAAATGAATAAAAGAAAGAAGGCTAATTGTTCAAGTATATTTAAAGGAGTTTCTTGGCATTTGCGTACAGGTAAATATCAAACAAGAATAGCGGCTGGCGAATTGATTAATAATGGTAATCATAAGACTATAAGTCTTGGATATTTTGATGATGAAATAGAGGCTGCTTATGCTTATGACGCTGCAGCCAGGAAATACTTTGGTGAGTTCGCCAAGCTCAACTTTCCTGTTGACAATCCAGGCGGCTTTTAAGAGATCGCTTGGTAAGCATGATTCATTTGTACGAACCATTATGAATTAAGATGCCCGTGTTTAGGCACGGGCATCTTCAGCTCCTACCTACCAACCTCTCAAGCATCCAGTTTCATGCCGCCAACAGCTCTCATCTTTTCCAGAGTGGCTTTGAAAATGATCTCGGCGCGGACAGCTCCCATCTCAATAATGATCGGGACAAATTTAGCCGCCAGATCTTTACCATTACCACCGTACCGTTTGGATATTCCATTGTGATTGGCGGTACTGATCCTGGATTTCTTAACAGACATTTGCCTCTTGGCAGACATCTTCTTTGAAACCTTGTGCTTGCGTGACGGCCTGTTCTTTTCCGTCCAACGAATTTGCCAGATTTGCTTCTTGCTTAGATCACTTATAGTATCAAGCCCCGAAGCTTTGGCCAGCTTGATGAGTTCACCAGCGTCCACTTTGGGGTGTCGTCGAACGAAATCAGCCTTTGTTAATGGTTGAAGAGTTTGGGGGACTAACTTTGGTTTTGCCATGCTACGAACACTAGCCTAGTGACCGGCTGATTGTCAACAAAAATGTTGTGGTAGAAGAGTAATTTCAGTGAAGATGAAATTTTAACCTGATCGTGCAAGAAATCCCCTTGCTTTAGCTGGGGATGAATTGCCGTCTGAAATAAGTCGAGAAATCTATCAACGAACAGTTCACTCTAATCTGAACACTTCGGCTGCATCTCGCGGCCACGCCACCCAAGCAACCTGATGAACTCGTGAAACTTACAACCGGGACGCACGCACACTACAGACGGCGAGACTGTCCCGTCCTGAGCAATCTTATGCTTCGTATCGACAAGTCTCGCCTGATGACCAAAGGCGCATGTTACCTCGACCATCGTCTCTGGAAAAGCACATGGATCTTGACCACAACAACAGTTTGGATAGCTCCAACTGTTCGGAGTTATCACCATCCCTACCTGCAACGCCTCTACAAATTCTACCATCGGTTCCATCATTTTATGCTGAATCTAATTTCAGGACTTATTTCGTTGCTACCCTAACTCCATCTAATGTTATTGAGGTTGCTCCTGTAATAACAATCGTATGGGTTGCTGGTGCCGGTGTTGGTACCGGGGCGGGTGGAGTTGGAACTGGCACCGGCGCTGGAGGCGGCGTTGGGGTTGGGGCTGGTGGTGCAGGCGTAGGCGTAACCGTTTGCAACGCTGCCAACAACTTGGTCCCAACTGGGACACCAACACCAGTACAGGCATCCCAACCTACACGAGCGGCATAGGTTCCGTTGTTGCCGGTGATAATATCTCTATACCATCCTGTCAATGAATAGAGTGCTGAGTTTAGATAGCCAACATTCTTTCCAAGGGCCTGTGTTAAACAGGCCGCTAAAGCCGCCCATAGAGGCGCTACTGCACTCGTTCCACCGATAACATAGTTCTGACCATCGACAATAACATTCCAACCGCTATTTGGATCTGCATTACCGGCAACGTCAGGAACGCCACGATACTTTCCGCCAGGAACATTTGCTTTTGCTTGATAGGTTGGAATGGCAAACAGGGAACTAACGCCACCGCCAGTTGCCTCTCCTCCTCCATCATTCCATACAACTTCAGTTGTCGTGTTCAAAGCAGGAAGGCTGGTACCTCCACAGGCCAGAACAAGTGGCGATGATGATGGAAAGTCAACGTGGTTTCCAGATTCGCCATCACCTGAACCTCCGTCGCCGGCTGCCACTGTTACAGTAATCCCGGCAGTAGCTGCACGCTGGAATGCGGTATTGAAATTGGCAATCGATGTAGAACTCCATTGATCTTCAGGTGAGTTGCCACACCATGAAACCATGCCCTTTCTACGAACAAACATGATATGGTTGGGCACTGTCAAACAGTATACAAAGTCATCATAATCAGCTTCATAGCGCTTAGTGAGGCGTTCTGTTTTGTATGTCTCTTTGATATTTACTCGATATTCTATATGTCTGGTTATACCCTTTGCGTTTTTCCTGCCTCGACGATCAATTGTTTTGATAGACCCAACAAAGCCGAGTTTCAAAAGCAACTCTTGTACACCATCTGCAAGCATCTTTGAAGATGTATAGTACGCCTGCTTGCCTTTTCCATTCCGAGTCCCATCTCCCAACATAAGAGCATCATATAATATTCTTAATTGTTGTGGGCAGGCCGATAAAATATGAGGTGGAATAAATTTTTCCCATGACTTACCAAACTTAGCTAGCCCCAAACACAATTCACGATTGCAACAACTCCATCCGTGTCCATTACGGTTGAATTTGAATGGCATTTTATCAAGACAACGTTGAATCTGCGCAACCTTTTCTGGATTTGAAATTTGTGATATTCCGGTCGAATATGTTTGCTCATCAAATGCCTTGGCTTGATATTCTGTTTGTATTATTTCTATTGGTGTATCCTTATGGCGTTTTGCAAAAGTGCCATCGTGCATTCGCTCTATTCTTTGGTTTAGGAATCGTGGTCGTTTTTTGACAAAGGTGCGTTCTTTATGGTGTGTAACTCCAATACTGGTGTGTCCTTCGGATAGAAAGTAGCCCATGAATTCAAGGTAAAGATCTGCATTAATATTTTTACCACCTAAAGTTACCGTCTTTAGCTCCTCACCATTCCATAACGCCGTCTTAGGCACATAACACCAATTATTAGAGAAAATCTCTTCTGATGGATATAAATCAGCTTGATGCTTCGCACGTTTCACATACATCATATGATTAGGTGTAACCATCAAATCGGTGCAACTCCCTTGGTAATGGTGCATTTTACCTTTGTAATGATACTTGTGAGTTTTTTGAATAGGTTGATATTCTAATTCTCCTGTACTGGGATTTAATGTAGCAATCAGCTCATCTCCGTTAATATTCTGGAAATAACGCCATCCTGTATTTGTTAACACTTCGGTCTCGTTGTCATAACAACCCCAAGAGATACTGATTGCGGTCATATCATCAGTAATAGCCTGGTTGATTGCGTCCAAGAAGCCAGCGTCTGTATTTGGGGCCATGTAGCAGTGAAGCTCTGCACCAGGGGCCATTGCACCAATGATACATAGGTCGAGCATTACTTCGCCATCAGCTCCATTAGGATCGCCGGGAGCGTTCTTTGCCCCATCGATGCCATGAAATACTACTGGCTTTACTGTTAGTCCAAGGGAAGTAAAATACTTATTTAGATCTGCTTGAACGTAGCCACCTCCCAATTCAATAACTGCAACTTTGGTTCCAACTCCTGTTGCGTTCGTTGGGAAGCCATAAAATGTGGCCAATTGCTTTGGGTTATAGCTAACGCTTGTAGCGCGAGATCCGGCGAATGGTCTATGTCCAATCTGTGGAGGAATTGGTGGGCGTCTATTACCTGTGGTGGGTAATGCTGCTGCGCCTTTAAATCTCCTGATATATGATATTAGTTGCATAATTTATCCTCCAGGCCCAAATTGGGTTCAAAATTATGCTGAGTTATGAGCAGATCTATTTATATCAAAGGAAGTATAATTATACAGTGTGGTTTGGGGGTACGGCTTAGATTGTAAAACGTATTAGCAAACTTACTTAGCCGATCTATACGCAAAGCAAATCTACTACCTGAGATGTTACTAACATGATCTTTCATATTGAAAGCAACCGCATCTCTCTTAGCCTTTTCCGATATATACATTCCGGCCTGTCTCTCTTGCGGAGTTAGATCGGTATATTGCGGAACTGAAAAGAATTGAGCCGGGTCTTGTATTTGGTTATCTTTCCACACCTGTAAATGACAATGCGGCCATGTCTTACTAGCATTGCCTGTATTACCAACGGTTCCAAGCGCCGTATTACCATCTACCCTCTGTCCTATTTGAACATTAGCTGTTGCCAAATGAGCATAGTAACTCTTAAATCCATTAGCATGCTGAACATTAACGACATTTCCACCCAATGGATCGGTGCCAACGTTAGTGACAGTACCTGGTGCTATGGGGTATAGTTGCGTTCCACTTTGAGCACGAAGGTCAACTCCCTTGTGCTTGCCACTAAACCCTCCAGAATTATACCAGGTGCCTTTGATTGGAGATTGAAATGCAGAGTTTCCTGAGGCTGGTAAATGTTGAGAAGCCGGCGCTTGACTCTTAATTGTAGGCTCAAGAAGACCAATCATATCAGAGTCAATCTGATTCTGTAGGTTCTGCGGATTGTCATTTGGAAACTGCATTATTAGGATTGGCCTCGGACGTAGAAAATTATGAGCAGATCTATTTATATCAAAGGAAGCTTAATTTGATTGTTTTCGTGTCTAGATGAGCACGTACTTTTGATTTTCTTAATATCATCTTCAAGAGATGAAATTCTCTCAGATAGTTTTTCAAACAGCTTTACTATCCATGGCGGTGGTTCTTCAGATACCAATTGCGATTCAATACGTTGTACTGCACCAACCATGTGTTGGTTTTTCTGAGTCCATTTATTTCCTTAAGATCAAAAGAAACTATACACTTGAGATACAAAGTTATCCCATGCTAATTAACACATAATTATGAACATAAACTAATATTTTGTACGGCCACCCGGCTTGTTTCTTTGTACGAGCTAGGCTCCATCTGTAGTTATATATCCTTGCAAATTGCGAATTAGATTCGCAAAAAGCTTGACCCTGGACGTTCGATGAGTACCATGCGTCAGGACCAGGGATGAGGCTTTGGTTACCTTGGTGACTCTTCATCCAAGGTAGGAACTGAAGGACGTAGGAGGCCACATTGGATACGTATACATTATTTGTAATAAGCAGTTTTGATCTTACTAAATTTGGTTGTCCTCATTGTGGATCTATAAATGGTAGTGTCTTATTAATCAATGGAACTTGCTTCATATGGAACTGTGATGATTGCGCCGAAGAATGTGCAGTTGTTGGAAAATCAGTTGATAAAATGTCTCAGTTTGTAATTAGAAACACTGATATCAAAGACCTTATTGGCCAACATCCTTACCAAGAAGATTACAAAATAAACACTTTCGCTCTTAGGGTTAACAATATTCCACTTAACGGAGTTGTTCAATAACCTTCGAGAGATTCAGTTGATGTGAGGTGTTAGAGTGCCCACATTGTCATGATGCTGATGACGTATCAGTAACCTTCGAGAGATTCAGTTGATGTGAGTGCAAGAAACCATTCAAAGCCAAGGCGGTGGCAAGAAGTAAAAAATTGGTTGAGGGGCGGAAATAAACCGCCCCTCGATTTGTTTGATTGACAGGAACGTCCTCAATGAATAGTATGCGTGACGAAATCATTGCCCGGCACATTATGACGCCAGCTGGTAAACGTAAGCTAGCTGCGGCAATCTTCAGGCCGATGGGTAAAGCTATGGGTTTCGATGATGAAACCGTAGAGTGGGCCATTCAAAAAACTCTTGAGAAAATGCGCGAAAAGGAAGGCGACTAATGCCAAAGCTCAATCAGATAATTGCTATTGAAGACGGCTCAAAGAAGAATGGTTATGCAGATCTTTCTAAGACACATCATGTCTTACAGAAGCCAGATTTGTTCTCTGGATTTGTGGCAACGTATGCTCCACACACCGAAGATCCAACACTGAAGCAACCCGAACAGCGCAAGGTCATCCAGCAAAACGCCCCAGAAATTGTCAAGTTGGCGCAAGTTGGCCTGGCAGAGATGTGGAATATCGTTGCAACCAAAGACATTGGCAACTGTTCTGCTAAAGCTGATGTAATTGTTGATGGTGTAACTCTGGCGGCTCAAGTTCCAGTTACTCATCTGCTTTTCTTAGAGAAGCAATTGACAGACATCAGAACATTCATTGCCAAACTTCCGGTGCTGGATCCGTCTAAAGAATGGATATATGATTCTAATAAGGGAATGTATCAATCGAAGTTCCCAGAGCAGCGCATCAAGACTCGCAAAGTTCACAAGTCATTGGTGAAGATTGAACCCGGGCCCCATTCTCCTGGGCAGGCAGATATCATTACTGTAGATGAATCTGAAGGGTTGTGGACTCAGGTTGACATGTCAACATGTTATCCTCAAGATGCAATCAAGAATATGCTTGACCGTGTCTCGAAGCTATCGGCTGCTGTGAAATCGGCGCGCGAGGAAGCCAACTCAATTGTTGTTGAGAAGGCCGCGATAGCTGAAAAGCTCCTAGATTTTATCTTCTAATGACTCCGAAACTCTCTTCGGCTGTGAAAGGCTTGAGAGGGACCGCCCCCTAAGTGGGGGCTTTAGCAGACAATCTGAATCTCAATCTGAATCTCAATCTGAAAGCATAAGCGCGCGGGAGCAATCCCATTGCAGGTTCGAGCCCTGCCCCGGCGACCGGGCATTAAGCCCTTTCAAAAACGTCGGGTACCCGAATTGGCATAGGGGCGCGTGAGCAAATCAATCTATTCTGCTAATCTCAATAAAACCGAGTCAGCCTAATCAAGTTGTAGTAATTATGTAGAGGAGATGCCGATTCGATTTCGGCCCTCCCGGCAAGGTTTATCAGTCTCTAGTAGATCTTGCCGGGAGGTGGTTCAAGGGAAAAACGCCTCACTTCAAAATCAGTACTACATTAAACGCCGTAGGTTGAAGAGCGGATGGGCGATGAGGGAATTAGGCTACAACTCCCGAGTCGCCCTTTCTTATTAAGGCTCAGTTATGTATGATGAATTTGATACAAGCGATGACGTTATCTTGTGGCTAAAAGCCAGAAGTAAAAACAATATCAGAGTGGCTTCAAACCCAATGAAGCTTGTGCTTTGCTTTGTAGACATTGATAGTGGTGATCATATCAAATTCAAAGTGAGAGAAGCTAAAGATAAGCGCATAGCAAAGGCGTGTCATAAACTTCAGAAGTTTCCAATTGAAGGCGGGGCAATGTTCCAAGATTGGTTGAATAACATATTATAATAATAGTGCATATCATAGAGGTCAAAATGGTTGATATGCTACTCGTGTCATTGATGGATGCAATTAAATCGCAGAACGATCTTCAAACCGGCAATGCCGATCTTGAATACGCAAATATTTCATCAGCTCGTTTTGTAAAATCAATGTATGAACTAATAGACCAACGCATCAATACTAACATTGAAGAGCGTCGAAGGCTAAGGTCACAAGAGAAAGCTAGTATAAAAAGCCTAACTGCATTGAACTCTGCCCCGCCTGCGTTGGAAGAAACAGATCTAGACGATGCTGACTATGTTCGAGAATGGTTCGCCCAATACAAGCACTGGTATGATACAAAAAGGAAAGCTGCAATTGTTACGGGTTGAATACCTTATTGTACATCTTTGCAGTATTCTCCCATGAATACCTATCCACATATTCTTTTTGTCTATTTACTTGAGCAACAACCAGAGACTCATCTTCGAACAAGGTTTCGATTGCCTTTGCAATTTCTTCTGGCGAATCTGCTTTGATTGTTGGAACGTCTGAGAAGTGAGCGCTAGAACTTGAAATCACAGGAATTCCTTTTGACATTGCTATTCTAGAAATCCCCGTCGCAGCATGAACCTCATGTCCCTTCTGGGCTACATATGGGAATATCGCAACTTTATTTGTTTTCATGTAAGAATGAATAACGTTGTCCGACTGGAACCCTCTAATAATAGCTACATGTTTTTTCAGCTCAAGTTCCTTTACAAGAGCAATTAGTTCATCATAATACTTCTGATGATCCATTCTACCAAACGGAGACTCTGAAAACAATGCTGTGAAGAATATGTCATCGTATTTTTCCTTCAGTATTGCTGTTGCTTTTATTGAGTCTTGGAAGTTCTTGTATCGTAACCCAAACCCAACCTGCAATATACAATGCTTGGTATGATATAAATTCCATAACCTTTCGTCATCGTAGTTACCACATCCATGTGGAATTACAGTAACGGTTCCAGATATACACTTCTCTTCTTTGAGAACCCTTTTGCCGCTCTCGGAGTGGGTAACAATCTCTGGCATGGCGGCTTCACAAATTGTCTTGTCTGCGTGATGAAATACGCTATGCAATACAACAACAACTCTATAGTCATTAAGTTGAGTCATTAGCGATAGCCAAATTGTTGCGCTTGGGAACAATCCCCACTCGTGATTTATGAGTATAATATCAGGATCATATTCCTTTAGTTTATCTATTAGTTCTGAAGGATCCTTTCCTCTCTTCCAACACGGAACTATGTTGTCGCCGGTCGTTCCATTGTCTTCAATGAACAGCCTATAATCCTTGAACTGCTTAGCTATCTTTGGGAACAACGCTTCAGCATAGGTTGAAATTCCGCACGGCATGTTCCAATTGGTTACGAAGGCAATCTTTAAATCAGCTGTGTTGCCAAAAGGTTTCTTGATTGCTAGCTGATTATTCTTTATGCGATAGTTGCAAAAGATATCCTCTCCAGATATTCCGTCATCAGCTTTGATAATGCTTAAATCGTTGGAGCTGAACGGCTGATCTGAGATTACTTTTATTTCATTATTCGAATGACCAACAAACATACTTGTCCTAAAGAATCTTTGCAACTTCTTCCTTCAATATATCAAAACTCCTAACATAATTGGTGGTATTCTTTTTGGATTTGATAAGATCATGAAGATCTTTTTTATGTATTCCAAAGTAAGAAACATCAGGCACAATTTTGTCATGATGACTTATCGAAACAAAAGGTCTGTTGGCTAAGTCTGATAAAACAATCCCGTGGTATCTCTGAGTTAAGATTATGGAGTTTCTTGAAAACATTCTAATGACAGAGCCAATATCGTGCAGCTCATCTTTAATTAGCAAAGACCGGCGGCCATGCTTCATCATGCTTATGATCTCATTGGCCGCCCAACTGTCATCAACCGCCTCAGATTGACACATAGGATAGAAACTAACCTTCCAATTATCCTCAATTAGCTCGTCTAGAAATTGTGACACTTCTGACTTGAAATAGTTCCATGCAATAAACTTACAATTATAATCCCTATTCTTTGGTAACAAAAATGCATTCGGCAAAAACAATAACGTCTTCTGTATCATCTCCGAAGGCTCAACATCGTTTAGTGCATAAACTAAATCCGGAATCTTTATTGATGATATTTTGCCGTCATTTCTTGAAGCAACTAGCTTGGCCATTGATAACAACATACCGTGGTCTTGATGTATAGATGTCTCAAGACCAACTCCAATATATAATATTGGTTTATCAAGAAGCTTTCTCTTATCAATCGTAGTTTGTATCTTATTATCTAAGAAAGATCCTCCTCCAAAAAATATAGCATCGCAATTTTGGATATGATAATCTTCTATGTTATTAACAAATGTAAATGTATATTGCGGGAATAACTTTTTGAAAGCTGGTTTAAATAATTCGTCACCCAAATTAGATACATTATACCAACCGTACACCAAAATATTCTTAGTGGTAGATGTATTCAATTTCCCTTACTCCGCCGACATGCCATTTGATAATTAGATCTGTTTTATGATCAAATATATGCCTGTGGACTTTGTGTTCCAAATGGTCATGCTTGTTTCCATCGCATGGAACTGGGTGATCTGCAAAGAACACCTCTACGTGATTAGGTTTACGAACCTTCATTTGAATTATTATTTCGCCCTTTCCAGAGACGAACATTTTTCCAGACTCTTTTTTCGACATAAAAAATACCTCAAGTGGAAGAGGAGCGCAGAACAGATTTAGTATTGCTCGTATAATGTTGAGAATCCATGTGAACATTTGCAGTCCTTTGCCTAGGTATATATCAATGATTGCCTATTATTAATATGGCATTTGAGTATGCCCGCAGAACTTACCGCGCAAAAAACCCCAGTCGCAAAAGAAGACCTAATCAAGGCCCTATATAACGCTTGGACTCATCTATTTAATGAGACGCCAAAGAAGGAATCTATCTGGTGCCTTGCCTCTCAGTGGGCATTAGAAACCGGGTACGGCAAAGACATGTGGTGCTATAATCTTGGCAACGTAAAATCCAAAGACGGCGATGGCCATGATTTCTGCTACTTTGCTTGCAACGAGATACTCAAGAAGGCTGTAGCGGACGCCTACGCCGCCAAGGATCCATCGACCGCCAAGGTCACTCAGTACCGCGGTGATGGGACGGCTATCATCTGGTTCTATCCGAAACATCCTGGATGCAGATTTAGAGCGTTCAATACTCTACTTGAAGGTTGCATTGATTATATTGGCCTGCTGAATAAACGCTTCACAAATGCATGGCCAGCTGTATGCGCAGGTAACCCCGCACAATTTTCACATATGCTTAGAACGCAAGGCTATTATACAGCTGACGAATCTAGCTATACAAAAACATTAACATCAGTATTTGTAACAATATCAAAACTGAATATTGATTATTATCAGCTGGAATTGAATAATCTAACGGACGATGATAAGAATAGAATATTAAATCTAGTAGCAATGACCGCGGCACAAAGTTTAAATGAAAATATATAGGAAGTAATTATGTCACATGAAGTTCACGATACAGATCCTTCACCGCCACCTATAGAAACAATTCCGCCAATAGATACTATAGCTAATAATCCTATTCCAGAAATGATAGATCCTGATAATGAGTGTGATCAAACTAATTAATTATCGTTGCTGTGCCGTTTTATTTCTTGCCACCAGGCTAGCAGTCAGGTACGATGGTAGGACTGAAGGGCACGCTCAGGGGTGGCATGCTTAGCCGGACAATCAAAGTAGGAACAATTACCCTTACATTGGGTCTCAATAAAGGAGCCAATCGTTACGAAGGTTTCTCGGAAAATTCCAGGGTTCTTATACGCCAAGAACCATGGGGCGCTTGGAGTGCGTGCATCGTAAAGAGGCATGAGAAGGGCGCAATGATTTCCGCACATGGTGATTATGATAGCCCAGAAAAAGCTGGCCAAGCTTTGATTGAAGAGACAATCAAATTCAATAAAACTATGGATGAATTCATAGGCGAACATGAAATGCCCAAAGTGTAATAGTCATAATACTAAGCGCCCAAGTGTGATGAGTAAACGATGGCGTTTAGGAACTCAAATTTGTTTAGATTGTGATTACCAAGGAGATTGGATTGATTTCTTGGAAGATATAGCTTCGGAAATAATAGCCAATGTACATCGCATCGCAGATCCGATACTAGATCCTATGAAGAAGGCTTTTGATAAGAATGCTAATAGCATAGAATTATTAGCTGCCATTGATGAAACAGCACAGAGGGCAGCTGGAAAGCAACCAGAATAATGAATCCTGATACGAACAGTTAATATGTTTGAAGTATTGACATTTGCGCCTGGGAGTATCGAACCTCATATAAGCGGGCCCTTTGAATCAAGGGATTCTGCTGAGCGCTTTGCAACAGCCGCAATGTCAACTGGCAAATTCTATCAGGTAATAATTCGATTTAACGAGAAGTATTCTAAATAAAGGTATTTTAATCATGAAATCATATCTAGATATCGTTAAAAAAATCTTTGACGTTGGAGTTTGTAAACAGAACAGAACCGGTGTTGATGCTATTACATTGCCAGGAGCAATGTTCGAACATGATATGAGCGAGGGTTTTCCTTTGCTGACAACCAAGTCAGTGCCATTGCGTCTCATCTCGTCTGAGCTTGAGTTCTTTATCAAAGGAATCACTGATAAAGAATGGCTTCAAGAGCGCAACAATCACATTTGGGATGAGTGGTGTAATCCAGATCTGGTTCCGTATGGTCACGATGAAGAAACTAAAGCCAAGATGAAAGCCGAGAGAGATCTTGGATGTGTGTATGGTTTTCAATGGCGTAACTTCGGGGCACAATATATAGATTATAAAACTCCGCCTGTTGGTGGGTTTGATCAGCTTGGCAGCATGGTCAAGAAGCTGAAGTCTGATCCATCTGATCGAAGAATGATTGTATCAGCGTGGAGCCCGAAAGACTTCCACAGCATGGCGCTGCCACCTTGTCACTACGGATTTCAAGTAACTGTTGTTGATGGCAAGCTTAACCTGCTTTGGAACCAACGCAGCGTAGATACAGCTCTTGGTTTGCCATTCAACATCGCAAGTTACGGTTTGCTACTTCATCTTCTAGCCAAGGAATCAAACCTTCAAGAAGGTCGGTTGGTTGGATTTCTTGCTGATACACACATCTATGTCAATCATATTGATGGTATGAAGATGCAATTGCGGCGCGAACCTTACAAGTTGCCGCACATTGTTACGGACAATTTCTCAGACATCTTCTCTTGGAGCTACACAGATTCTAAAGTTGAAGATTACCGTCATCACGAGAAGATTGCTTTCGAAATAGCAGTATGACCGACATCATTATCATTGCTGCTGTTGCGCAGAACGGAGTCATCGGTAGGAAGAATGATATACCGTGGCGCATCAGTGAAGACTTTAAACACTTCAAAGACCTGACGTTAGGTTTCCCATGCATCATGGGTGAGCCCACCTATCGATCACTGCCTGATAAATCAAGACCATTGCCAGGCAGAGAGAACGTTGTTCTAACACTAGACCGCGGTTACAGAAACCCAGACGTTACGATCTTCTATGACTTCAATGATGCAATCTCTTATGTGCGTGCCACAGATGTCGATAAGGCATTCATTATTGGCGGGGCCACAATTTATAGATTGGGAATTGATGTTGCAGATTACATGGAGTTGACACTCATTCACAGAAACTTTGAGGGTGATGTGTTCTTCCCTGATTACGATAATAGTAAGTGGGAATTGATGGCAGCATCCACCAAGGAAGCAATTGATCGTATCAGCGATACACAAATATGTTTTACATACGAAACTCTTCGTAGAAGGAAATAGCAATGCCAGGCGGAGCCCCTAGAATCAAGCCGCGTAAGTATGTATTCGTTTCAGAATCACAGCACATTGAGGTTAACTCTCATAGTGTTTGGAATGATGGTGAACTGTGGCGTATTGTTGGAATTCCTAAACACGTACCAACCGGACTGAGATTCAAGGTAACTCTTGAGCAAGTTCCAAATGATACTCCATTCGATACAGAATTCGAAGATGAAAAAACAATTGAATCTCTAAAGCAAAAGGTATCCGAGCTAACCAATCTACTTAATAGCGTATACAAACCACCAGGTATTATATAAATATGGAACTATATTTCTCCGTAGACATTGAGTCGGACGGTCCCATCCCTGGCCGTAATTCTATGCTTTCATTTGGCTGCGCTGCATTCACTGGCAAAGGCGAAATGATTGAGACTTATTCTGCCAACTTGGATACGCTCGAAGGGGCTCTACAAGATCCATCAACTATGGAATGGTGGAAGGGCCAACCGGCGGCCTGGGATGCTTGCCGGCAGAATACTCGTCCAGCTGAAGTTGTCATGCCAGAGTTCGTTCAGTGGGTAAATAAAGTCTCTGGTAAAGATAAGCCTGTATTCGTTGGATACCCAACTGGATACGACTTCACTTTCGTCTATTGGTATTTACGTGCCTTCGCTGGCGAGTCTCCATTCTCATTCTCGGCTTTAGATATCAAGTCATTTGCAATGGCAGTACTGAATACAGATTTCAGAAACACTACCAAGAAGAACTTTCCAAAATCTTGGTTTGGAAAGTCTCGCCATACTCATGTTGCACTTGATGATGCAATTGAACAGGGCGAATTGTTTTGCAATATCTTGGCCGAAGTGCGTCGGAAACCCAGAAGGTAATTATGGATATTGGAGATTTAGTAGTTCTAAAAGTTGGCGGCCCAATAATGGCAGTTAGTATTTCACCATCGCCTGGCCTACATAATGAACAATATGTTCGTTGTGTATGGTTCAATACGCGCAACGAAAAACAAGAGGGCGATTTCAAAAAAGAACTTCTCGAACCATCTGGAACTATGGTATGTAATGCGTGCGGTACTCAATTCATCGCGGCGAGATCATCCCTCTTGAAAGAGAGGCCAGCTGTCCAAGGGTTTTGCCAGGATTATCACATACGCGCAAGGCGTTCTAGGTGATTAAATGTTTATTCATAATGTTAGATATGGGTTTGCAACAAACTCAAGCAGTACTCACTCAATTGTTTTAATCAACAATGGTGATACAATCCGCGACAGCGATGATTCCGCGGAATATGGGTGGGACTTCTTCACTTGCGCTAGCGAAGCGGCCAAGCGTCAATACTTAGGACAAACGGCCAAACATTGTTTGTCTAGCGTTCATCACCTATCACAAAGAGATGCAGCCATCATAGCCTCTAGCTGGGCCGGCGTTGAAGTTGATCCTGAAGGATACATCGATCATCAAAGTATGATAGCCATTCCAAGTTCTATAAATTGGAATGAGTATGTTGTAAACAAAGATTACTTTGACGATCTTCTTAAGTTTGTTTTGAGAAGTGATATTGCCATTCTTGGTGGAAATGATAACGAAGAACATAGCCACCCGCTTATACGAGATGGGCGTGCAAAAAATCTTATTCATTCACGCTGGGATGACGAAGAGATTGGTAACCCAGCCCTGAAACTTCTAAGAGAAGAAGATAGCAAACATCTACGTGCCAGATATGATACTGCCGGAAAGTTCTGGTCATTATTTTCTAGCAAGAGCGGTACGAAAATCAGAACCTCTTTTGTAGAAGATGCCAATGCAGATAAGTCTGAAGTGCCTGAATTGATAGATATAAAGATTACTGACTATTGTAAAAAAGGTTGCCATTATTGCTATCAAGGATCAACTCCTAAGGGCAAGCATGCAGACAAGAGATTGCTTAGCAGTCTTGCTTATGCTGTGAAGGATATGGAAACATTTGAGGTTGCCCTCGGTGGTGGCGAACCAACCGAACATCCAGATTTATTAGAAATCATAGACAGCTTTCATCATATGGGCATTGTTGTCAATCTAACCACAAGGAATGAAGGTTGGGTAATTGATAATTTACCAAAGATAAGGGACAAGATTGGTGGCATTGGGTTTAGCGTTGATAATAGCCAAAAATTAGTTGACCAGCTATCACGGCTGCGCGTCGCTATTCCAGAGGCCTATGAGGCTCCCAGTATAACTGTGCAGGTCGTCATTGGATCTTGTTCACAAAGTGAACTGAAACAGATCCTTGATGTATGCAAGACATTCCGTATCACGGTTCTTTTACTGGGGTGGAAGAACACTCATCGTGGTTCCAAGGGACCAAGAGATAATATCGATCTTGTAAAGCTTCTTGATAGTTTCTGGGGAGTTCCGGAAGAAACATATACTCCATGGAACGGGCCGAACATTTCGTTTGATACCACTTTGGTAAATCAGATGAAGGGTTGGTTGGATGATCATGCCAATCAATGGCGCTTCACCACTCGTGAGGGCGCTCATTCAATGTACATTGATTGCGTCAACGAGACGATGCATAGGTCATCTTATGAGGGAGACCCTGGCGTTTCCTTAATAACTGCTCGAACAGACTGTGTAACCAATTTTCACACTCATATCAAAAATTACTTTGCTACCATTTAGGTTACATATGGAACAATTCATTGAGTGGTACAATCTCATATTCTATCTTCCGCTCGCCATTGGCTTGTTGTTTGCATTAGGAGCCGGCGTTGATTTCGGGCATGACATTCCTCATGGTGATGTTCATGCAGACATACATGCAGATGCCGATCATGATGCAGAACATGACCATGATGGAGAGGGAACGCAGAATAGTATATTGGGATTCTTAGGAATTGGAAGAGTTCCATTAGCAATATCATTTATGGCTTTGTTTTTGATATTCGCTGGTACTGGTTTAATATGCAATATCGTCATTGGTTTCCTAATCAAAGCATGGAGTGGCTTTGCGTTAATCTCCATAGGCGTTGCATTGATTGCCTCGTTCTTTGGTACTGCATTCGTTAGCCGCATGGTATCGCGTGTTATGCCAACAACCGAAACCGATTCTGTTACAAAGCATGACTTGTTAGGTTGTGCAGGTACGATTACCCTCGATTGTGTTGGGGCATCGTCAGCATCCCCTGATGGGCGTGTACAGAAAACAAATGCGCTGGGCATGGCCCAAATCACAAATAGCAAAGGGACAATGTATCAGATTCGATGCGTATCTGATAAGCCACTTTTATACGGAACCAAGATCATAACAATAGATTATGATTCGAAAGCAGATTGTTTCACAGTTGACGTAGACCCAATTGGGTAAGAATGGAGTTTCATCAATGAGTTTGTTTTTTCTATTGCTATTCGCAATAATTCTAATCGCAGCGCCAATCGGAATTGGAGCCTTTACTCACGTTCATCTCAGCGGCCTGTCATCTATTTTGATGACTGGAGTTGGTATAATCTTGGTATTGGTTTGTGCAATTCTAATTACAATTACTAAACTCTATGTGCGAACAAAGGCCAGCGAGGCTTTCGTTCGTACCGGTATGGGAGGCCTGAAGGTCATTCGAGACGGCGGCTCTTTAGTGCTACCTGTTGTACATCAAATAGTAAAGGTCTCTCTTGAAACTTTGAAGCTGGAAGTTTCAAGAATCGGAGCCGATGCTCTCATCACAAGCGACAAGCTAAGGGCTGATATCAAGGCAGAATTCTTCGTAAGAATTCAGCCAGAAGATAAAGACATTCAGGCTGCCGCACGATCTCTTGGTGACAAGGTAAGTGAAACAAACTCTCAGCGTACTGGCCCTAGTTCCGATTACAGATCAAGCGTTGCTGCCTTGATTGAAGACAAGTTGGTATCTGCCTTAAGAACTAGTGCAGCTTGCAAAACACTTGAGCAGCTCAATAGCGAACGCGATGAGTTCCTCAAGGAAGTTATGAAGCTGGTCACTAATGACCTGAACCATAACGGGTTTACATTGGAGACTGTTACAATCTCTAAGCTAGACCAAACTGATGTTTCAATGCTAAAGGACAGCAACATCTTCGATGCACAAGGCGCACGAACGATTGCTGAAATCACACAGAAGAACTTGACTGAAAAGAATAAGATTATGCGAGAGGGTGATCAGGCTCGTAAGGATCAGGACGTTCAAACTCGCACTGCCGTTCTTGATCTAGAACGAAAGCAAGCAGAAGCCGAAGCCACTCAGGCAGCGCAAATTGCCATGATCAAAGCTGAGCAAGATCGTATTACTAAAGAGAAGCAGATGGAAGCTCAGCGAGCCGTTGATGTGGCTCAGGCTGACAACGCCAAGCAAACTGAAGTTGCCAAGATTGCTCAGAAGCAAGCGATTGAAGTTTCTCAGCGTCAACAGCAGGAAGCCATCGTCGAAGCTGATAAGAAGGTTGAAATCGCCAAGCGTAATCAACTCAAGGCTATTGCCGATTCCGATGCACAGAAGGCCCAGGCCGAAGCCAAGTTGGCAGATGCCGAAGCCGAGCGCGCAAAGGCTCGTCAGAATATCACCACTGTTGAGTTGGTAGCTGCAGCCGATCGTGAAAAGCAAAAGGCAATCATCGAAGCGCAGGCCGCAGCAGAGCGCACCTTTGTTACCGCGCAAAAGGCAGCGGATGGCGATGCCTACCGCATCAAGGTAGAAGCCGATGCTAAGAAAGCAAGCGCTGATGCTGAGGCAGAGGCAACCACAAAGAAGGCAACCGCCGAAGCTACAGCCAACCAACGCAAAGCTGAAGGTAACAAGGCCTTGTTGGTTGCTGAGGCAGAAGGTATGCAAGCTAAAGCCCTCGCCGAAGCTGCTGGTCAGAAAGCCCTCGCCATGGTTCCTGTCGAAGTCAATGCACGTCAGGTTGAAGTTGACAAGCAGCGAGTCGAAGAAGTCTTGGTGCCTGAGTTGAAAGCCCGTTCCGAGAACGGTGAGGCTGCCCAAAACTTCGAGCTAGCAAAGATTCGTATCGAGCAAGAGGCTCACGTACGCATTGCCGCTGCAAATGCCACAGCACAATTCTACGGCAAGATCTCGGCGAATGTCTATGGAACACCAGAAGATGTCGCCAAGATGAGCCAGCACTTCAGCGCTGGTATGGGTTTGTCACAAGCCTTCGGAGGTTTTATGGCTGGTGCTGATGCATCAACTGTTGAAACTGTGAAGAGGGTTGTTGGTGCGGTTGATAGTTTGGCAACCGCTGCAGCAAGTAAGATGTCTGGCAAAACTAAAACTTCTGACATTTAGTAATTACGGCATCTCTCATGTAACTCGGCAATTCCAAGCTGGGGCATGTGGAACTGTAAGTAGTGTAGAAGTAGGAGCCGTGTGGCCCCGAGCGGTTTGGGTTTCGGGGCAATCTTGTAGACAGGAATATATTATCAATGGACGAATCATTGCGACGAAGAGACTCTGAGTTGATCATTGTTGGTGACAAACTAAAGGAAAAATTCGTAGGTATAGATGGCATAATCGATCAGTTTATCGACTCGGTTCGTGTTTGGTACTTGATGCCAGAGTTGATGATACGTCCAGTGATCGTCAATCTTTGGGGCCTAACTGGATCTGGAAAAACAGATTTGGTTCGTACCTTTGTTAGACTAATCAAGATGTCAGATTCGTTTGTAGAACTACAAATGGACACCGAAAGTTACATCGACAAGATCCAATCCTACATTGAATATGCTGACATTCAGCCTGATAAGCCGTCAATCTTATTGCTCGATGAGATGCAAAGATTTAGGACGGTTGGCGAAGATGGCTTGGAGATTCAAAGGAAAAGGCTCCAAGATGTGTGGATGCTATTATCTGATGGCAAGTTCCAATCAGCTTCAGATAAGAAAAAAGAGATTATGGAAATACTCTTCAATGATCTCTATTACAATCACAATGAAGTAGTAGATGAGGGAGAAGAGCCGGATAAGCCAGAAGAAGCAACATCAGCAACATCACCTGGTGGTGAGAAGAAGAAAGATGCGCGTCCGAAAAAGTTCAAGTACAAGAACTCCTATTGGACAGCACAACGATTGAGGAAGCTTCTCAATTATAGCGGCCCTGCTGAAGAAATTATGTTGTGGGATCAAGAAACAAAGATCAAGAAAGGCCAAGAGGCTTTAAATAACGACGCCACCTTCGAAGGGGTATCGTATTCTAAAATGCTAATCATCATAGCTGGCAATATAGATGAAGCATATTCTATGGCCGGTGATGTGTCGAACGCCGATATTGATGCAGACATCTTCCACGAATTCTCAAAGAAGATAAATGTAGTAACGATCAAAAGCGCATTGCTGAAGAGATTCAAACCAGAACAAGTTGCTAGGTTCGGAAACAACCACATCATTTATCCATCTCTAAACAAAACAAGCTATAAAGCCATCATCAAGCGCAATGTATATGATACGGTTAATAGGGTATACGATCTCAACGGGATACGTGTAGTCCCAGATGACTCTGTGTTCTCAACCATTTATCAGAATGGCGTGTTCCCAGTTCAAGGGGTTCGGCCAGTTCATAGTACGATCTCAAGTATCTTTGATAACTACATACCAATTTTCCTTTTCAAGGCAATTGAGAACGGCTTGGATACCGTCTCAGTGCGTTACACACAAGATGAAATAATTGGTGTCGTTGGAGATGAAACAATTGCCAGAAAGGTAGAATTATCAATCTCCAAGATAAAGAAGGAGAAAGACATCAATGATACCGTTCTAGTTTCAATACATGAAGCCGGACACGCTATTGTATATTCTTTGTTGCACAAGATACCACCAACACAGATGACTAGTATTACTTCAAACATAAACTCAGAAGGGTTTGTCGGTCAGCATAGGTATAGTGGTAACAAAAAGATTATCAAAGATGAAATGGCTGTTTGTTTGGCCGGACAAGCCGCCGAAGAGATATTCTTTGGTGATGAAATGAAATCAACTGGTGCGGCCTCTGATATTCAAAGAGCCACTGCCCTTGCTGCATATTATATTAGGCAGTGTGGTTTTGATGGAATCCAAAGCAGAGTTATCCATCACACTTCTGCACACAATGACACATCAAATACTGACATTGAACGCACAAACGTTACAATTGAGGATATGGTAAAAGAGGCCAAGTGTCTGGCTATTGATATGATCAACGATCATAAGCCGCTATTTAGAGAAATTGCTAAAAAGCTTATCGATGCCGGAGAACTGTTGCCAGAAGAAATTGTTGAGATGTTCAAGAAGCACGGCGAGACAATTGTTAATGTGCCAATAAATCAAATGGTTGTTGGTAATTATCAAGAAAAATGGAATAGTTACATAGAGAAAACATGAAAAAGAAAAATCTATGCAGCTATAGGGTATGGGATAACGGAGACACGACAGATTGCGCAACTGCCACTGTAAAGAATGGAAGGTGCAAAGAACATTTATATCTGCCAAATTACCAAAATGATTGGGTTGATGTTAACGTTACCTGGTTAGAGTTTATGGTTGGAGCTACACTAAATCTTGCCAGCCTAAGAAAGCCAGGTGTTCTAATTGAGGTGCAAGACGAAGATTATGATGGTAATAAGCTTCCTATAAAGAGATATCTTATAGGAGATATAAACCGTGTTGCCGGAGTTTGTGATGATTGTTCAGCGTTCGAAGATAAAGCAATAATACTTCGCGCAAAGATTATGGTAATCGAAAGCGATCTAAAGAAGGCCAAAGATGGAACCTGAGGCTATTGTCTATATCTAAGCATTTTGTGTAGTTCTTTGAGTCGTTTATTTTTCTGATCTTGTCGCCACTCTTTTTGCTTATCTGTATAAGCTTTTATACATGCAGGGCATCGACAACGATATTTCCTAAACATCCAATAACTACCATGGGTTGGTTTGTTTATATTGCCTGCATAATCCCATTGCTCGTTCGTTTTCCTTTTGTGACAATCGGCACAAAGCACTTGCAAATTCTTAATCTCATCTTCAAATCGTTTATCATTAACACTATGCAGGTCTGATGCTCTCATTGTCTTTTTAGATTTATCCTTATGATCAAGATGGAGTGGGCCTTCATTAGTTCCACAGCGCACACATTTTCCACCTAGCCGATCAATAACCCTTTGGCGAGTATTATGATACCTATTCGCCATATACTCTCGCATGTAATCTGCGCGAGGATGATTTGCCGCCTCAGAATATAGCTGGGCATACTTGATTAACTGTTCAATCGAAATCACTAATATATAGTAGAGTATTGCCATAGCGGCTATTGGGCCAAAAAACCTTCTGGCCGGCCTATGTCACTATTATTAATGAGGTATTATATTGACTGATTAATTCATTTGATATAGATTGGTGATCATGACAAAACGCCCAACCAAATTTGGAACAACTGTCCCTGAATTGAAGGAAGTGATTGCCAAATACGGCTGTGGATTAGGTAGTGATCCACCTTATGTAGTGGTTGGCGAGTTCAATTCCAAGACAAAAGGGCCGTATGCGGGCATCCTGGCGGCCGCCCTAAACCAATTCCACGCCTACCTTATATGGCGTGAGGTCAACAAGAACGGCCGGGCGGACGTCAAGAGATCAGAATTCCATCCAAAGACAAATTTCTCCATCGCCCGCTACAAGCAACAACTTCGGGAAAAGATGGAAGCCGCCAAGCTGGCAGAGCAACAGCCAACAGAACCACGGCCCCGCCCGCGGATTGTATCGTGGTCTGGTAAAGAGAAAGAAAACGCATAATGCCGAGTCTTAAAGAATTAATTGATCAGATTGATAAGCACGACAATTCTTACTATAACGATTTCGTTTCGCTTATCTCTGATCAAGAATATGATGGCCTGAAAGATCAGTTAGCTTCACAGTCCAAAGACTTCCTGGCCAAAGATCATAAAGCTAAAGTAGATGTTTTGCTGGCTGAGCGCATTCGCGATGCGCTTACTCGCATCGGGGCTCCGCCGCCTGCCGATGGAAATTGGCCAAAATACCAACACGAAGTTCCCATGGCTTCCCTTAATAAGGCGAACACACCGGAAGAACTTGATGTTTGGTTTAAGAAATGCAAAGGCCCAAAGCTCATTCTTCTAACCGAGAAGATGGATGGGATGAGCATTAGCCTGAAGTACGAAAAGGGGAAACTGATCTGTGCTGCCACTCGTGGCGATGGCGATGTTGGGGAAAACATCACGCGCAATGTGCGGAAGATGTCCCGAGTTCCTTTTGAGATCAAAGGTTTCTCTGGGCACATCAGGGGAGAGATCGTTCTTCTGCGATCGGTTTGGAAGAAGTCTTTGCCGGAAATGGCAAACACGCGCAACGCAACCGGCATGTCAAAGCGCTCTGATGGTGACGGCTGCGAACATCTCACCATCTTTGCATACACCATCGAAGGCAAGGAGTTCAAAACAGAAGTCGAAGCCTACAATTGGTTGAAGAGCGTTGGTTTCAAGACACCCAATTTCGTGGTGGGCACTGCCGAAGATCTCAAAAAGATGTGGCAGAAGTACATGGATGAGACGCGAGATAGCCTTGACTGGGACATTGATGGTCTCGTTGGCCACATCAATGACCGAGCTGAGCGATACGCCCTTGGCGATGAAGGCCGAGGCCCAAAGGGATCCATCGCCTTCAAATTCGAAGCTCCCGAGGCGCGCACCATTGTTACAGACATCGTATGCCAGACCGGCGATACTGGTATCATCACGCCGGTTTCAGAATTCGAAGAAATTGAATTGCTCGGCGCAAAAATTAAGAGAGCATCTCTACATAACTTCTCTTTGGTAAAAGAACTCGGCGTAAACATTGGCGCTGAAATTCTAGTAACCCGGGCCAATGACGTAATTCCGTACGTCAAAGAAGTTACCAAGCCGAACAACGGATATTTTGGAATCCCAGAACACTGCCCTTCTTGCGGTACCAAGCCCGTGCGCGTTGGCGAATACGTTCGTTGCCCCAACAAAAAGACCTGCCCAGCTCAAGTCATCGGCAGATTGAACAAGTGGATCAAGGAACTTGGCATTCTTGAATGGGGCGAATCAATTCTAACGAAGCTCATCGCAGCCGGCAAGGTCACTGACATCGCTGACCTGTATCGACTCAAAGCGTCAGACATCACTAGTCTCGAACGCATGGGCGATAAAGGGGCCGAGAAGCTTTTGAAGGAACTTGACAAGTACCGAGCAGTGACCCTGGAGAACTTCCTCGGCGGTCTCTGTATTGATGGCGTGGCAACCTCTACAGTGAAATCTGTCATGAATGCCGGCCACGATACTCTTGACAAGATACGTGCACTCTCTCCATATCGGTTGGAGCAGGTTTCTGGATTCGGACCGAAGCGGGCCAATGCGCTTCTAGATGGGCTGGAAGAAAACGAAGAAAGAATAGCGGATATCCTCAGCGCCGGGGTGACCATCAAAGTAAAGATCAGGGGCGCACTCAGCGGCAAACGCTTTGCATTCACAGGAACAATGGCCACGCCGCGTAAGCAACTTCAGAATATGGTGACAGAAGCAGGCGGCGAGGTTGATAAATCAGTAGGTGCAAAAACCACATACCTCGTTATAGATGATGTTGCCAGTACAAGTAGCAAGGCCGTGGCAGCGCGTAAGCTGGGCACGGAACTAATATCTGAGGCAGACTTCCTCGCAATGGCTCAATAGGTGCGGGGAGATTGGACCTCCCTAAGGACACCAATGAAACGTTCGAGTAGAGAAGCGACCCGGGATTGGGTCAATTCGCAACGTGCCAAGGAGCGCGAACAAAAGCTGCGCCTCGAAGCTGAGGCTGAGAAAAAGCTCTGGCTCGTCCAAGAGGCCATTGCGAAAAACAACAAGCATAAATCACTTCTGGATTATGTTGGCGAAGAGCCGACTGAGTTCTGGCTAGCTATCGAGAAAAAATCTCCGAAGATTTTGGACAAAGAATATCTGCACGCGGTTCGCATTGTGAACACGCTAGAACATCAACGATCAATTACAGATTGGGAGCCGCGTGGTAAAGGAAAGACTACCATCTTCAACTCTCTTTGTGATCACCTGTTAGCCAAGTTTCCCACGCCACAATTCATTTGGTCTGCATTCTGGGAACAGGACGTTGCTCACAGCCTTGGAGTTCGTGATACTGGAAAAATAATAATCCAAACGGTAGTTGGAATTGCTCGGGGTGATAGTTTCGCCAAGATGTGCAAGTCTGGCGAATTTCCGATAACCTTCACCAACAAACAATGCCATCAGTTCCTAAACTCAACTTCCGATAGTTCATTCATGAGCGCGCTTCGGCGTGTACAAATCCAAACTCACGGCGGAGATAGGCGCTTGCTGACGGCCTTGATGGCACGCGATGCTGGTAAGAAGTTGGCAAGCACTAGGGACGAAACCTTTCTTGACTCTGTGATTCATTGGTTCGCCAAGAACCCAATGATGGACATGCAGCAGTTCGGCCCTCTCTGCGACTACATCTGGTTTCGTTACGGAGCCGGAGCGGCTGGGAATGACTTCTCCATGAAGGGGCGCAGCGTCCTTGCAATGATGCGCGGGATGGAAGAATGGCACGCCGATCTTGCTAAGAGGAAGGCCGTCGTAGGCAAAGAGTACAAACCATCTGGCATCAAGGCTGGACATTACGAATTCAAGCACCGCACAGCAGAAGGAAATTTCGTTACTTTAACTTGTGATATCAATGAAATCCTCACGTCAAAACTACTCCATGCCGAGGGCTCTGCGCTCAAGCACTGCGTGCTTTCCTATTCGTGGTCTATCGAACAAGGCAACTGTTCTATATGGTCAATGACATTTAACGGTGACAGAGCAGTTACGATTGAAGTTAGGGGTCGGCAAATTTCACAAGTGCGCGGCATGCGCAACAGGCAATCAACTTCTGAAGAATTCAAAATCATTCAGAAATGGGCTCAAGAAAACCAACTCTCAATATCTCTATCGAGGTGGTAAATGGGAAGAAAACTAACGGAAGTTCCGGCAGCAATAATTGGCAAAATGAGCTGCGTAGAAACTTTGATGATTCAAATTGATCGCGTTTTACATTTTACCAAAAGGATTCAAGAGCTTGGTAAATCTCCTGACGAGGTGGTTATTACACTTCTAAATGTTGATGATGATTTTGGTAGATATTTGGCTGATGAATTAATGCCCGGCTATGATTGGCAGGCTATCAGGGATACTGGCGCAACACCATACGCCAGAGGTTTAGCCGGCCGCGAAGGCATACAAAATATGTTGGATGAATTAGATTATGATGCGGGTCAGAAGCTGCGCAAAGCCGGCTCTGTGGTAACTGTAGTGGTCATGGACCATGGGGCGATTGAAGTATTCAAAGAAGGAGATTGGTAAAATGATACTGAATCTATTTGACGCAACTCCAGAATCTGAACCAATGGAAAAGCGCGCTATCGAAAAGGGAGCGTTGAGTTCGGCACACGCAGCGCGAGTGGAGGTTGATTATGAATACCAGGTTGAACAATGGGTGATTGATATTGCCAATGATCAGCCAGATATAGTGCGTGCTGAATGCCCAGACATTGGCCGCAAATGGGTTCGGGATTCAGCAACAACTATGGCCGAGGTGAAGTGATGAGGTATGGGTAATGGAATCAAAAGAACTAGTTAAGAAGAGCAAATATCTGAGTCTTATTCTTCGGCATGATCCTGCTAAAGCCAATCTAACTCTAGATGAACATGGTTGGGTTTTGGTAAATACTCTTCTTAAATCTATAGGATGGGGATTGTTCGAGCTAGTAGAGGTTGTTCAGGAAAACGACAAGAAACGTTTTGAGTTCAGTGAAAATGGAAAGAAGATTCGTGCTAGCCAAGGACATTCTGTTTATGTTGATCTTGGTTATGAGATAAAGGAACCTCCAGAGTTTCTTTATCACGGAACATCTAGTGACAACAATAAATCAATATCAGAGCGTGGTCTGTTGAAAAGAGATCGCCATGATGTTCATCTGTTCGATGATAAGGATAAGGCATTTGACATTGCAAAGAATCGCCGTAGGAATCATTGTGTCTTGACAATTAGCGCAAAGCAAATGTCAGAAGATGGATTTCAATTCAGGCTTTCGACCAACAATGTTTGGCTAACAGAGACAGTGCCGCCGAAGTACATTGTCTGGTAAATTTGGCCTAGTGGCCTGCAACGCCCAATTGCCTTGACATATGGCATGCTCTATGCCAGAGTAAAATCAACATATGGCATCAAAAGGACTATTGTCTTGCAGTATTTGTGGTAGTGAAATTAAACAAGACCATGGAAAAGACAGCGCAATCGCGCGCATCGAATGTCAAGGCTGCGGCATATCATCTGATATTCCCAAAAAAGCCAAAGAGATAGAGATATATTATAGAAGGCATGGCTCAAACACTAAAACAGAGAATGATATCATATGAGGAGTCTACATCTCAAAGAATAATAAGTAGAATCCCAATAATAATCAAAATTGATGGCCGTTCATTCTTAAGGGCCACGCAAAACATACACAAGCCGTTTTGTCATAAGACAATGGCAATGTTTAATGGAACCATGTTATCTCTTGTCAAGAAAATTGATGGCGCAACATTTGGTTATCAATACTCGGACAAGATTATAATCGTCCTACGCAATGACCGCAGCGAATCCGAGGACCCTTGGTTTGGAAATGAGGTCCAGGATATGTGCTCGGCATCGGCGTCGATGGCCACCTACGAGTTCATGAACCAGCTATGGGAAATAGATAGCCCGCCAGATCTCGAAGGAAGCATAACCTTCAAGGCAAGTGTATTTGGTGTACCGACTATCAGTGAGGTAATAAACTACATCATATACAGACAGTATTGCTGCATGCAATACGCCATTGACGAGGCGATTTATTCGCTTCTCGGGCGAAACTCTGCCTTGGATGGCGTTGGCGTTGAGGAGCGCAAAAAAATACTTGACGATGCCGGCATATCGCTAAATAATTTTCCAGCGTCGTTCCATCACGGGTCTGCCGCTTACGTAACCCCAAAATTAATTAGTACAGCACAGGGAGAAGTTACGCACCATAAATGGATGTTGGATTTTGATGTCCCCCTGTTCGTTGATAAGAAAGAAAGGGAAAGGCTTCGAACAATCCTAACAACAGGGTGTGATATTTTCAAACCGGAACGTGATTTTTGATGCAAGACTTTCATCTAGAAATTCTCCTATCCGTACTACAAGATTCTTGTAAAGAAGGAAAGGTAGTTCCTCGCTCTGTACTGTTCTCAAAATTCGAGAACATAGCAAGATCAGGTTTGGAGATAGATAAGTTCAAAAGATCTCTGTCTTATTGTATTAACAACGTAAAAATTAGTGGATACAAGATAAGACACGGGAGAGGAGGCGGAGTGTATAAGGTATCAGAAACAGAAAAGGTTACTATTATTTGTTACTCTGGTAAATTCACCGGACAAATCCCATCAAAAACTCTAAACAGACTCATCGTTGGTCTTAAGAAACAAACAAAGAATGGAAAGTAACAATGGAAACTGCTAGAGCGCAGGCTGAAGAATTTCATATACAAGAAACTTTTTTCATTGATCCTGAAGCCAAGCCACATATTAATCTAATCAAAGTTCCAGATGCAGCTGGGCGTCCTTACTTCATCGGAAAGCTTCAATTTCCGGCGATAATGAAATTTGAACGCGGAGCTTCATTTATGGTGTTCCTAGCCGAAACTGGCATTGAAGAGCTTCAAATAGCTCCAATCGATCCGTCGCGGCGCAGTAAAGCAAGGGCCAATTGCGGGGCCTCTATAACCAATGGTAAGTTCTCGATCGACCTACGCCCAATGATTGATTTTAATGGATCAGTCTATTATGTTGGAGAGGCGATTGGGTTCTTTGAGATGGATCTAGAACCTGGAATATTCTTCACAATTTTCACATCAATTCCAGGTCAAGAAAGAATCCAAATCTCAAAACTACAATTCAAGCCAAAACCAAGATACGACGCCCCTAGAAATACATTCAACCCAAGACATTTCGAAAATATTTAAGTCGAGGCCAGAGCCGGCGTCCTCTGAAGGCTCAGAGGACATATGCGAATACACCTAATTAGTCTGATACTATTGACGTCTTGCGGAACAACTCCGCCAAAATCACCAGAACCAATAGAAGTAGATACAAGGTCTACAATAGATTATACGACACCTAATGAAAATGTTGGGATTGTTTTTGAAGACAATCGAGATAGCGAACGCACAGAGCATGCTCCGCCACCAACATCTACATATAAGATTTCAAGCAAAACAAAAGAAACTTCAGCGAAGTAGGCTATATGAAAAAGCCACTTCGTATTATCTTTTTGGATTTCGACGGTGTGATGAATAACGCCGGATCATTAGACAAAATAGATCCGTTAGATTCTAAAGCAATACAATTACTCAATGATCTTGTCAATGCAACAGATGCTTGCATTGTAATTTCTTCTTCGTGGAGGATTGGTAATACGCTGCACTGGATTCAGCTGATGATGGCAAGGGCCGGCTTCAAGTTCCCTGAGAAAATCATCGGGGCAACAATGGAGATTTCGGACAAGACCAATGGTGGTATTTGGGTTTCTAAAACTCGCGGTCAAGAAATTGCTCTATGGCTTGAACAGGTTTCGGTTGACTCGTTTGTAATATTTGACGACGAAAGTGATATGGATCCCGTTACAGATCATCTTGTAAAAACAACATTTGAAACAGGTCTTTTGGAAGAGCATATTGAACGAGCAAAGAAACTACTATTACCGTTCGGGTTGATATGAAATTATTAGATATTCAAAGAGACTCTAAAGTTATATGCCAATGTTCAGACGGATCAGATTATTTGACGTTTAAGCATATTGATGGTATGTACAGCTTCTGTGTCACTGAAAATGGAAATGTAGTACACCTGTACTGTATGACCGAATTGTCCCTACAACCGGACGGTTCATATAAGCTCGATCCGCTATCAAGCGGCCAATCGTAATCTCCAGGCTCTAGTTTTGATACTACTTTCCGTTCTGCCCAATTTCTCAGCTGCTTTTTTGTATGGGAATTTTAATACAATCGCGTCTTCTCTCGGAGTCCATCTGCGAACTTCCCATGTTCTCTTTACCATGCTAGCTGGGCGCACCCAGGCCTTAGCAACATCGGCTGATGCAAGCTTCCTATCCAAACAAAGACATCCAGGATAATATAGTTCGCTAATTAGCTTTTGAGCATCTTCACAAAAAACACATATATTATAAGCATTATCTCGCTTATTTGGCTTACTAACTTTTATCTGACCAGTTTTTCTGAATATGAAATCAATATATGCGCGGCACAAAACAGGACTTGTTGTTACCAAAGATATGAATGGTTGCCTGGCTGTCATTCCCAGAGAGCCATCGCCGTCAATTACACCTCTCCAATAATCAATCTCTGAAAATTTAACTATTGGCGGAGCAATGATTTTCGACTTCTTACCATATGGTAGGCCTAATGAATTCAATGTTGTTCTAAATTCCAAATCATACACTGTCCAAACTACCGATGTGTAATTTTTCTTGAAATTAGTATTGCGCGTTCTTTCTCTAATAGAAGAATTTACAGATATTAACCGTTGAAAACGTTCAAGTAAAGGCAGGTCTTCTTTTTGAATTTCGATTTCTGCGTGCCCGCGATTTCTAGTATTTTGAGATAGATGTCCATCAGTCTGTAAGAACCCAAAAAGATAGGCCAACTCAGGATTTGTAAGATTAAAATGATATACCATAATTATATGATATATCCACTTTATGGAGACCGATGTGTCTTTTAAATATATTGCTCAAAAAATTAGTGATTCTCAGTACGTTCTTCCTAAAGTTGGAACTATGAAAACTGATGCTAAAGTATTTTTCTCAGAGGAGCTTTATGAAGCCTCCGAGGAAAATTACTGGAAGCAACTTCATGATGCCGCTTCATATGAAGGTGTCACCGGAGTATATGGATTGCCAGATGGCCATTCTGGGTTTGGTGTTCCAATTGGTTGCGTTATTGTTACTGATGGAACGCTAATACAAGCCGGCTCTGGCTATGATATAAATTGTGGAATAATTTGTTTGAAGGTAAATCTTACGGCCAATTCTGTTAAAAGTTTTTACAAAAGAGAGCAATGGATTCGTGAAGTTGAAAAAAGGGTATCTTCAGGAATCGGATCTGGGCGACCTAAACTAATGCCAACCTTTAGCGATAAGAAGGTTCAGGAAATTCTTCGCTATGGAGCCAAGGCTCTAGGTGCACACAAAGAAATTTGTGAAAGACAATATATCCCTGTGCCAGACGAAATGGACTTTACAGTCATTGAAAAGGCTTATGCTAAGGTATCGTCTCAGCTCGGCTCTGCCGGCGGCGGAAATCATCATTGTGAGCTACAAGTAGATCAGGATAGTGGTGATGTATATGTAATGGTTCATTGCGGTTCGCGTGGATATGGATATCAGACAGCGAAACACTTCTTCTATGCCGGAGCCGAACTTCGTGGATTACCAAAAAATAGACGTGAAGATTCATGGCTTAGAATAGACGAACCTCTTGGTAAAGAATATTGGGCTTATCACAATAGCGCGGCAAACTTCGCAATTGCTAATCGTCACATTATAATCAGCGGAATTAAAGATGCTCTTCAAGAAGTTTTTAATGCAGACTCAGAAGTATATTACGAAATTAGCCACAATCTAATTCAGGAAGAAACTTTAATTCTTCCAGATGGAAGTACAACAAAAGGATTTGTCCATCGTAAAGGGGCAACTAGAGCCTTTCCAGCAGGTCACCCAGATCTTATTGGTACAATATGGGAAAAGACAGGCCACCCTTGTTTAATTCCAGGATCAATGTACGATGGAGCGGCTATTCTCTTTGCCGAACCAGGGGCGCATCAATCCGCTTGTTCTGTAAACCATGGATCTGGTAGAAAGATGGCTCGTGGAGAAGCTCGTCGCAAACTAGAACATAAACAATTAAAAATTGATGATGATATGAAAACGGTTAAGCGTAAACTTGGAGGAGTTGAGATCGAGGGTATAGCAATTAACAACAAGCACACGCCACTTGATGAATGTAGTCATGTATATAAGGATCTTGATACTGTGCTTGAGGTATTGACAACAAACAATATAGCAAGAATAGATAAAAGGCTTTATCCTGTAGCAAATATCAAGGGAGTTGATTAATGGAACATCTGTTCGGCGAAGTTATATGTGAGGCAACTCAGAAGTTGAAAGATGTCGGTTTGTATGCCAGGACTGTGAGTGGCAGTAAAATTCGTGGCGGCTCGCACAAGAGGTATGATGGTAGCGATATCGGAGTTGTCTACGGATACTTTACACTGGAGGTTCTAGAACATGGCGGAGTTGTTATTACGATTGCTAAAGATTCATTAGAGGAAGCCACGCAATTCCTGATTGATAATATCAAGCCTGGAGTTTCTGATGAGCCTCCGATAATACTCCACCGAGGCTGGCCACAGGATTATTAAAGATTGAAGGACACATAGCTGATGTCAATAAACAATTATGTTTCTAGAGGCTAGGAAATATGCATATCAAGATGTACTTAAAATGATTTCCGAGATTGAGGATAAAGCAAGTCACGGCTGTTATAATGACTAGTGAGATTTAATGTATTGCGACTTCTGCACCTGCACCATGTGTCAGAACGGATGTTCTGATGTCATCGCTTATCATGTAGACGATCCTCCAACTAGAATCTTGGGCGATTACGAACTTTGGCATGCGCAATGCGAAGATGGCCGATGGATCTGTGATACATGCTACCATTACGAATGCTGTGTGGATGCCGGCAGCGATCCTTGCGACGGTCTCTGCGGCCAGTATAAGTGTGAGCACCGGCCGAAACTTATGTCAGAATGGACATTTTGGACGTATCATCCAGTGGTTGAGTGTGAGATAGCCACAGACAAACAAATTACATTGACTAATTTAGTCTCTTGAATTATCATCAGATCAATTATGATTCACTTCGAAACTATCTGGAACGCGGCCGAGAGCGTAGTGAAGAGCTACACCGACCTCGGACGCAAGGAGATCCTTGGCCAAGTCAGAGCCGGAGTTGACAATCTGGCAGACTCCGACTCAATAGCCGAGTACAACGACGCCCTTGGCGACGTCCTGTTCGGACTATGTGCGCTCTGTGCCCACCTCGAAGAGAAGAAGAACTTGCAGCTAAACTCGGCCGCAGCGCTGGCGCAAGCCATCGAACGAAAGCGCGCCGAGATTCTTGCCCTAACCGCAAAGGAACCGGAAAGATAAGCTCATGAAAGCATTGGCACTACTTTCTATCCTTCTGGTAACTAACGTAGCTTTAGCACAAGGTGATCGTGTAAAGGGCCACATCAAACCGCTTCCTGAAGAGTTTCTTCAAACTCCAGTAACTTTGAGATGCGGAGTAAGCATCATAGAGAACGTTGAAAAGCGAAATGGAAAGTTAGTAAGACAAGAACTTACAGAACTAGATGTCAAGACACTTGACACTGTCTGTTCAAGAGTTGCTGTAAGTTATAGTGACTTTCTTTCAGCTCATCATATGGGGACTCAATCTGCTGAAAAGTTTCACTGGGAAGTGTCACTACTGCCTGATACTAAAGATTATCGGTGCCTGAACGACACCAAGTACCGCTTCTATAGCCGTAAGGTTCAAGAGGGAGATGTGTCGGTTGATGGTTACACAGATGAATTTCAGCGGTATACATTCTCGTTATCGAATCGAAATAGCAAATATTTCAAAACAGTATTCGCGCATGAAGTCTTTCATGCAATGAATTACTTTAATAGAATTTCAGATACCGAAACCTTGGCAGAAGCTTTCACGGCACAGCTGGGTTATGGAAGATGAACCTGGAACAAATAGCAATATTAATAGTTCTGGTCATATGCCTTGTTGGTCTGGCGTGGTTTACTAAGCTTTCAATTCGGGATACTAGAAGAGTACATGAATTGCGCTCTCAGGTTCATCAAAGATACCTCAATAAAGTTTTGAAGCGCCGCAAATTGACGATGAATTTCCTAAGGAAAACCCAATGAAGTGGATGCGATTGCGATTCGAGGCGAATGAAGATGATTACCGCCCAATCAAATGGCCGCCACCCGGTCCCTATTGGTGCTCTGGATACCTCTGCGGCAAAGTTGGCGCAGCAATCGTGATCGCACTTATTCCGCTGGATGACTCAACACCCGAGGATGATAGCCACTCGGTTGCAGAGAAAATCGTCATGGAATTCTGGTCCGAGGCAAAAAACATCGAAACTTCTGGCGCACAATGGCGCGACGAAATCAAATTCTCAGAGAGATTCGCCTGCCCGAGCTGGTGGGACGAGAAATTATCGCGGGTGTGCTAAAAATATTAGCCTGCCCAGTGAAATATTATTTGCAATTATCCAAATTGTTTGGTAATTAAGTGGTTCCGTTCGGGGATGGACATGGGAAAATTTCAACCAGTCACGAGAATTGCTAATTAATTCAACATATTAGCGAAAATCATTTAGTGCATAACGCAAGTACGCATAGTGCACCATATCATCTATGGATGATAAAGAGTGCTCAGTATGTCATGAAGTAAAACCGATAACTGTCTTTAGGTGGAAGCGCAAGAAATTCAATGAACGAATTTCTATGTGTGATGTATGCGATCCAATATATCGCGCAGAAAGATATCAGCGCAGAAAAGATCATGTATTAGCTCTTGGTCGAGCTTCTTTAGAACGAAGGCGCGAAAAGATTGCCAGAGAGGGCGTTCCTAACGATGACCGGCGTTGTATAGAATGCTTAGAAATAAAGCCAGCTGATAATTTTCGTTGGATAAATATAGCCCTTGGATATCGCGCGGCTAGATGTAAACCATGTGATGCTATATTTAGATCTTATACATATCCAGATCGAAAAGACGACATCATTGCCAGTAATAAACGTCAATATGCAAAATTACGTTCGTTATTAGACAGTTTAAAAACAGGACCTTGTTGTGATTGTGGGAAAAATTTTCCAGTCGAGGCTATGGATTTTGACCACCTAGATCCAACAACAAAGATAGATAAGTTATCTTCTATAGTCTATAAAGGATCGGAGCCTTTGTTGTTAGCTGAAGTGGCAAAGTGTGAATTAGTTTGCTCAAATTGTCACAGAATTAGAACTCATAATAGACGGAAAGAGAATAAAAATGGACAAAGAGAACCTAGGGCCAGCAGAAAGAATTCTTCAGACGGTACTGGCGTACAGTGATCATCTTATACATAATCGTTGTGGAATTATTATAACAGACGCTCGTACAACTGTCGGTGTTCGATGGGAGCCTGTTACGCACAAGATTGAAGGCGGTCAGAAGTCGGTCTATAAGCTAGCGAAAATTGGCAAGAAAACCACCAAGACGCTGATCGGAACCCTGCGCGACGACAAGAAAATTGTCACCGCCAATGGTGCTGTTATTGGTGAATATCGTGAAGCTGGCATCTTCCCGGAAGTTGCGGCTTGGATGTATCGCCAAGTCTCCGAGGTTTGGAAGCTTGACCACGAGTTTGCTGCCAAATGGGCATCACATGCCTTCTCCGAGGACCACCGCGACTTGAAGGTCGTACTCGCGGCATTCATGTTGGTTCAATCCCGCAAGGGAGATCCAATCGTGGACAATGGCAAATTGGCTTTCTACGACGCGGATTATCGCGATGTAGGTGAAGCTATGATGCTTATCTACAGCAAGAATGGGAAAGATATGAATCCCAAGCTGTTGCTGCGCATGCATGATCTACTTCGGCTGCCGGAAGTTGCGCAAATCAATCGTGAGCTTGGTTTCGGCCGTTCAGATCGCAAGCCATTCATTGGGCGTTGGGCAAAGGTCGTTGAGAAGTGGCTGCAATATCGCGAGGAAAACCCCAAGCTACTTGAGGGTTTGATCAAGGCCGGCTTCCGAAGCACAGTCATGAGCCTCGCGCAACGCGTTGGCTACAAGCCGGCATCTCCTAAGTTCTTTGAACTTCTGCGCTGGAAGCAGAAGCAAGCGGACGACGGCCGTCGTGAGATGGCTATCGGTGTTGCCGTCACTGAAGCTGAGTCTTGGGAAGGTCTTAGCGAAGAGCAAATCTGCGAACGGATCCAATCCGAGCGCATTGGCCTCAAGCGAGTTGAGGGTATGTTGCCAAAGAACATTGGCCTCACACGTGCAATCATGGCGTCAATCATTGAGGCGAATCTCATGTCCGATAAGGATTTGATCATTCGAACACCCACTCTAGAGGAATTGGGTCTCCTTAATGTCAATGACATCAAGGTTCGTTGGGAACGCGCTATCAAGAACTCAGAAGATATGCGTGCAGCCAATATCGCACGCAATGTAACTTCAACCGAAATCAAAGAGAAGCTACAAGACGGCGCTGATAATGCTATCAAGAAGGCGGCTGAAGAAGTGATCAAGGGAATTAGAATCTACTTCATCGTAGATATATCTGGTTCTATGAATGCTTCTTTGCAAATGGCAAAGGAATATGTAGCTAAATTCGTTCAGGGTATTCCCCTTGATCATATTCATGCTTGTGTATTCAATACTCAAGCACGCGAAGTTCCTTTGCGGGTTGCCAGCAAGGCCGGAATTGATAATGCTTTCATGGGTTTCCGTGCCAGTGGTGGAACTGATTACGGCTGCGGCGTGCGCTACATGACACGGTTCAAGCCAAAGGATGACGAAGATTCAATCATCGTCTTCGTTGGTGATGAAGGCCAACATCCAACCTTCGAGAATGATGTTCGGAATTCCGGACTTCGCCCGATGGCCTTTGGTTTGATCAAGGTGCCAGGTGACCGTGGTTCTTGCGTGGTTGATACGGCGGCAAGGCTCAACATTCCTTGCTTCAATATCGATAGCCGAACCTTCGAGGATGTTTACGCAATTCCGCGTACGCTTCGAAATCTAATTGCGGCAACACCAGTTCGGCAAACTCCTGCTGTGGCATACTCGTTCGTTCGAGAAACTTTGGTTGACAAGATCATCAAGGTTGATTTGTTAGTCAAACCCGCATGGGCTGCTTAATTATGAAGATTCTTAGCGATGCACAATGGGCCAGTCTTACAGATCAACAACTTGAAAATGAGCTTGAACGCCGCAAAGAGAAAAGAGAAAGAGAAGCTAGAGCTACATGCACAGTAGAAATTAGGGATCGAGGCCCTGGGTTCGCTGAAGAGCTGTGTGGCGCTCCTGTGTTTGTCTCGGACAGATGCGAAAAGCATGCAAAATTTGAGTCAAAGTTTCTTAGTGATCTATTAAGTGAAACGGAAACCAAGATGATTGGAATAAAGAAGCGGCTCAAAGAACTAGGTAGCTAATATGGGATGGAGAGATCTTCTACAAACTGATGGTGATGCTATAACTTTGCCATGGACTGGCGGGAGATCTCTCTGCCTCAACGGACAGCTTTGGAATATTGAAGGCAAGCTACCAACCTATCATGGCTGGTATTCGTTTGCTGTTATTGGTCGAAAGGCTATCAACCCCTGCGAGGCTGAGCCTAACACCGAAATCCTGAACAACGTAGTCACCGGCTACCTCGTGGGAGACCGCTTGGTAGCTGATGAGGCCCGGGTCGATCCTGACCCAAAGACCATTGCAGCCAATTCTGAGCCTGTTTTTATGCTGGAAGATGGGCTGGATAGGTTCGTGCGGGTTTCCGCTGGCCGTACCTGCGATGACGGCCCTCTTATTTTCAAGCAACAGGAAATGCCTCTGGGTCCTGAAGATGAAGTGCTCCAAGCTTTTTTTGAAGATTCTTTGAATATCTATCAATGTAGGGATATAAAAGGAGTAGTACCGGCGTTGGATGCGGCTTTCCGCATGGAGGTTTGGCAAAAGGTAGAAGCCGAACGAAGACGCCAGGAACTTGAACGTCTTAGACGTGAAGAGGAAGAACGTCGCGCTCGCGAAGAGCGAAGACAAGCATTGATTGCAAATCTCGGTAATGCAGAGACGAGACGAGAGCTTGCACAAATTGATTTTGGTGAAGCGGCGAGAGCGGCTTTAGCAGTTGGAAATGCACACTATTTAGATCATCGAAGAGCCCCAAGGCGTGGGGAAATGGTGGTTAGGTTTAGACTAGAACGAAGACGATTCGAATGTGTTTGCGATGAAAAAACATTGCGCATCATTGACTCGGGTATTTGTCTTACGTCACATGTCACTGGAGAAAAGGGTGACACAAAGTTTACTCTTGAAAGTTTGCCATCAGTTATTTCAGAGGCAATAAGAAATAGAGTGTTAGTTGTTTATAGGCACGTTGATTAGTTTTTATTAACAAAGGAAAATATATTATGATGGAAGCCGGCGTATTGCTTGGGCCGAATAATTCTGTTATACATTGGCACACGCCCAATTCAAGATCTGGTGGCGCTTTGCCAGATAGCCGTGATCTTTGGGATATAATTTGGGAGAATCGTGCTATAGTAACTGGGTTCGCTCATACTCACCCGGGCAGCGGGGCACCTGGTCCATCGTATACCGACACAACAACTTTTGCGGCTATCGAGGCCGCGCTAGGAAAGCATCTCAATTGGTTTATTCTTAGCTCAGATTCACAAGTAATATGTCTCTTTGATAATGAAAAGGGAACATATGGCAGATACATTATCACGGTGGAATTAAATACGCCGATGGATCTTGAGTGGATGAGTAAACTGAGGGAGTTTTCAAATTATTCAGTGCAATCAAAGGTTGCATAAAATAGGAGGATGATATGGTTAATACACAAATTGGTGCTAACGAAGCAATCGTAAACGTAACTTGGGCAGGAAACAACGGAGACCTTAGGGATCCGGTTTCTTTCGATGCTACCGATGCAGATATCCGCACTTGGGTAACTGAGGCGGTTCGTACGGGCGGAGCTGCGAATATTCCAGCAGATCCGAATGCTGACTTCACAGATTTTGTTATTGATCGATATGCGGCAACAGAAGAGACCCCATTTGCTAGACTGTTTGCAAGACCGAAAACACCATTCGGCTAAGTTATGAAAATCATTAGGAAATTTCTTCTACGACTGGCTCTTGGTAAGCGAACATACAGTTACATGATCAGAACTTTATCTCGTGACGCAAGAGTTCGCAATGCTCATGAGGTCGATTTTGTTGTTCGCAAAGACGGCTTTGAGCGTAGAATAGAAGCCGATTGGATTAAGAAGATTGCCAGAATTGTATTGCCCGGCCCATGGCCGCCAGGGCTAAAAGAGAAGAGAAAAACAAATGACACTAACAATTGCACAGGGACTACGATACGCAAGCAAACTGAAGAACCAAGTCTCGGAAGCGCGTAAGCGCGCCGAGAGTTCCTTGAACCACAAGGATGGTGAGCAAACAGCTTTCTTCTTCCCGGAGATGTTGAAGAAGGCTGATGCTCTCAGTTATGAACTGGCGCATATTCAGGGTAAGTTGGCGGTAGCGAATGCCACCAACACCGTTGAGTATATGGGAAGTGTCATTTCCCTGTCTCATGCAATTCGCATTCTTCAAGAACTCAAAGGCAGAATTTCTTGGGTAAAGGCCCTTCCATGCCTGGCAACAGAGAAGGTATCGACATCTGATAGAGATTGGGATGAGTTGACAGATAAGTATATCACCAAGGCATCAACCCTCATCTGTAGTTTGCCAGAGGCAAAAAGAGCAGAGCTGGCAGATAGTCTTCAGGAAGAGTTTGACACCCTGAATGGAGCGGTTGAATTGATTAACCAAACGGTCACATTGTCCGTTTGAAAGCTCGGAGACGGTTGGGCGAGTAGCTAGTCAGCTGTGCCGAAAGGCTGGACTGGTTTGGGATGTTCCCAGTGCAAGATTACAAGAATTATACACCATGGCGGAAAATGTTACCGATAGTGAACCTAGCGGTTAGAAGTTAGATCATTCAGAATTTAGTACTAAACACTAAGCCATCAAACTTCAGCATTTAGCCATCTTGTATTTGCATTACTCCCCTTCCGTAGCCGTTATATTTGGGATAACTATATGAAAGCAAAAGATAAAAGAACTATTCAAGCATATATTGATAACGAAGGTTTTGATTATTGTTTTCGTAGCTATAGTTCTTTTGAAGAGATAGACGATCCTAAATTTCATAAGTTAAGAGAAGCATATGTCGAAGCCGCAGAAGCTCTAGAAGATTATGTCTCGTGAAATTCTTGGTCATCTAGCCTTATTATCAGATAAAACTGATAAGGGACCACACGATCATAACTTCGTTGAGATATACGAAAAGTTCTTTTTCCAATGGACAGATGATCCAATCCGCATATTGGAAATAGGAATACGAAGGAGCATCACTTGCACTTTGGTACAATTACTTTCCTAAAGCAAGTGTCTTTGGGATTGATATCGAACCTAAAAACAAAGTGGACAATGATCGGATCAAGACTTTCGTAGCCGATCAAGCTAATCGCCATCAGCTGCAAAGCTTCATCGATGCCAATGGCGGTGAATTCGACATCATTATTGATGATGGCGGCCATTACATGAAGCAGCAGCAAGTCAGTTTTGGGTTCTTGTTTCCATTCGTAAAGCCTGGTGGGCTCTATATAATAGAGGATTTGCACACTTCATTGCCGAAAATTCATCCTGAATTCAAAGCAACGCCTGCAACTAGTACGCTTTCAATGATTGAAAACTTCATTAGGAAAAATCCTGCGAACATATATAGTTCGTATATGACTCCTGATGAGATGAATTATCTGCAAGACCACATTGATCTTGTAAGTTTAAATACAAGAAACAGAAACAACAGAAGCATGACATGCTTGTTCAAGAAGAAATAACATGAACTATATTGATTTCATCAACTACGGATCTGTTGATTCTCAAACGATTGGAATTATTATTGTTATTCCTGTTACTGGTGTCGAGGCACAACCAGTTATCGCAAAGTATAATAGATGCGATAAGTGTGAACGCCAATCCCAGAACTATGATAAATTCTGTTCTCACTGTGGTGGAAAGATTATTGAGGTTACAGAAAAGGTAAAGGTAAAGTATGGTAATGGTTACGAAACAGAATGTTACGAAACAGAATATGTTCCGATTCCAGATGTTAGAAAAGAAATGAATGAGCTTGGAATAGAAAACCATTTACCATTTGATGAAGACTATGATGAAGAGGCGAATCCGGTTTGGAAGTTTGTTTTCAAAGACTATAAAACAATTGGACACCGAAGCGATTTCATACCATTTCTTGAAGAGTTAGATCTTAAAAAGATTCAGGCCGACCTAAAAAAAGCTAAAGAGAAGTTCAAGGCGGTAATCGAAAAATACAATGGCAAAGTAGTGTTCGGTATTGCCGGGGACTTTGCGGATTGGTAATATGGAAAAGCGAGCAGTTATAGTTGGCGTTGGAGCCCTTGGATCACATGTTGCTCAGTTATTGAGGAACGTAGCCGACCTGCGCCTTGTTGACTATGATCGGGTCGAAACCAAAAATGTTCTGTCTCAATTCCACAGCAAGGCAAGCATTGGTAAGGCCAAGGCTTCATCTCTACAACAGACGATGAACTTCCTATTTGGAACCAAGGTTACCATCATCGGCAATAAGCTTGTCGAGAATAATGCGGCTCAACTTCTTGGGGAAATGGATCTGATCATTGATTGCCTTGATAACGCAGAGGCAAGAAGGATTGTCCAAAACTACGCCCGCAAGGAAAAGGTTCCGTGCCTTCATGGGGGCTTGGCCGCCGATGGGGCATTCGGGATTTCAATCTGGGATGAGAATTACGAGATTCAAGACGGCCCGGTTGGCGCTCCAACTTGTGAGAATGGAAATCAGCTTCCATTCATCGCCACCGTTTCTGCGTACATCACAATTTCAGCTCAAGAATTTCTTGTCAGAGGAAAGAGATATGGGTACATGATCTCTCCTCAAAATGCAACGAGGGTATGATGGCAACAGAGAAACCAATTGGATACATCAAAAACCTTGCAAACCCAAGTATGGTTCATCTTGTTTATTCTGGGGCTAGATTATCATTCGCCTTTCCTATTGGACATGTTTTAGAACTAATCGTAGATGGCGGTTGCCCACATAAAGAATTGACTGAAAAAGATCTTTCATCATTATGTGAGCCAGAAAAGGTTGTAGAGCCAGAAGAGGTTGTAAATACAATGGCATCTGAAAAATTATCTGGCGAGTTAGGGTTTCTAAGGGCTCGGGAAGAGCCTGAAGCATGGGAAGCGTGCGATTGTTTGGTGGCTCAAGGTGATTCATGGGCTGAATATGATGTTTGGAAGAATTGGCAGTATTCTTTATTGATTGATGATGATACTAAGTGGCGTAGGAATTATGAGAAGATACTTAGTGCGCTTGGTACCTCTATTGTACGAGGGAATGATGGCCATCCCGTATCATGGAGTATCAGGTTGAACGAATATCAGCGATCAAATTTACTCTGGCTTCTGTGCGATGTGGTTGGGTATGGGAAAGCGCCTGGACTGGTATCTGGGTTACATACTGGCGATTGGGTTGGTGAAATTGCGAATTTGCTCCGCCTTAATGAGAAAGGGGAGATGGAGGAATCTGTGAATATTCCAAATGGAAAGGCGAATCCTGTTGCTATCAGAATAGTTGGCAACGAACCAGTCTACCAAGGAGTAGGATGACCAACTTCCTATTCGATATGGAGACAGCAGATCCGGATGACATGTTTGCGCTAGCTCTGCTCGCAACTCACCCGAGATCTAATCTCGTTGCCGTCACCGTTCATCCCGGAGGAAGGGATCAGGTAGGCCTAGTAAAACACATATTGAATCTTCTTGGTAAAAATGTTCCTGTTGGAGTTGGCAATCCAAAGAGCAATAAGCCAAGGGTATCACAGTTCCATTATGATTGGCTCGGCAGAGTTCCTGACCAAGATCCTGATGGAACGGCCACAGAAGTAATTGGAGATGCTTTTTCCAAATACGGATCCGATATTCATCTGGTAACCGGAGCCGCCCTAACAAATATCGCTGACGCAGCGCATCTTCCATTTCCACACTTCTTTGGTAAATGGACTTGTCAAGGGGGATTCGCTGGAGATAATATAGTGCCACCAGAGATGAGACTTGCTAAATTCAATGGTAGAATTACCTGTCCAACATTTAATCTTGGTGGAGATTGGAGAGCGGCAGAGTTCTTGACCAGAGGTATCAACCCATCAATTCCAGAGCGCAAGTTTGTTTCGAAGAATGTTTGCCACGGGATCATTCACGGCCCAGAAGCTAATGAGAAAATTCCAAGAGGCGCTCATCCTGGGCTTGATTTCATCAAAGATGGGATGAATCATTACTTCAAGAAGCATCCGGATGGCAAAGCTCTGCACGATGTGATTGCGGCGGCTGCGGCAATCGAGCCAACCATCGGCATCTGGAAGCCGGTATCGCTTTACAGAACCAAGAACAATGAATGGGGTTGTAAAGAATATAACGAATACAATTCTGATGTTCAATTTTATTCAGATATAATGATTAAGCTTGATATTAATGCATTCAATAGAGTTCTAGTGGCTTAAAATATGCGGTCGAGGAAGCTTAGCGTCACTCCAATAATTATCAGGAAGAGAGAAAGGGCTTGACGAGCCAGGAAAGCCTGGTAATATGCCGGCCCGATTCAAAATAGAATATTTTTTTGTGATGATCGGGGTGCAGCCCGTCAACTGCAATTTTCGGATCTACTAATAGCCAGATATATTTTTTACATTGCCGCTTCACAGAGGGTTGGTCCCTCGCCTACTACATAAGTTGGAAAACATCAGCTTTATGCCTCGCGTCCCGAAACGGATGCACTTTTGTGAAGCTTACACGCCGTGGTTCGAATCCACAAAGCGGCTCTAAAACTATCAAACAACAGCGCTTACACGCTCATAACGTACGTTCAGGGCTGATTCAAGTACCTGAACAACCCAAAAGCACTGTTACTCGATAGGTTTAATTTTCAATGGAAATGCTTCCATTGTGTGTTGAAAATATTGTGTGTTGAAAATGGGGCTAAAGGTAAAATTAGTAATTAGCGTTACCACTCGTATCAGAAATGATGCATCCTTTAATGCTTACACGAAAGACGGTTCGATTCCGTTAAGCTCCACTGAGAAGAAATTCTCATCATGCGGGAATATAGAGGCTCGGTGCCTCACCTGAAATTTAACTCAGATATATTCAGCTTTTTCACTCGCGTCCCCTCAGAAGGATGCATCTCGCAAGGCTTACAAGCTGTGGTTCAACTCCACATTCCCGCGCAAAAGCAGTCAATCAGAAGTGCATACACGCAATTATGTTCAATGGTAGAACATTTCTCTTGAAAAGAAAAAATAGTAAGTTCGATTCTTACATTTGCAATCAAACAAGCATTTCAACTCGACTGCTTATTTATTTCGGCCAGTTATAGAGGATCGGTTCCTCGCCAGTTATGTTAAACTGGAGCCAAAAGCTCTTCAGGTTTATCACTCGCTTTCGCAAGAAAGCATAAGATGATTCTTACACGCAAACCTTGTTCGACTCAAGGACTGGCCACCGGTAATATTTCATATTGACAGTTCGGCGTACAGGTCCTAACTGCTGACCTAACCCGTGAATGTACCCATCTGCAGATGGACGGACTAAGCTTAGGAATCTTTATGAAATATTACTTGTCATTCAAATACAGGAATGTATTTGAATGAGCTAGCGCAATCAAATTCGAAGTGCTTACACGCAATTAGCTCAGTGGTTGAGCGTTTTCCTATCACGAAAAAATCATGGGTTCAATTCCCATATTACGTACCAAAACAAGCATTTCACCTCGATTGCGCAAACCTTAATGACCCTGATAGAGGATCGGTTCCTCACCAGCCATCGAAGCTGGAGCCAAAAGCTCTTCAGGTTTGCACCTCGCCCTCACAAGAGGGCAAATAGCAGTCCTTACACGCAAAGGTGTTCGACTCACCACAGGGTCACTAAATGTTAGCTTCAGAACTTATTAACAAACTCATCGAGCTTATTGCTAAGCACGACGATCGTCCCCTCTTTCTTTCAGAAGAGGGTAATGATTATTCGCCATCAAACATTGAAGTTATCACCCAACAACCTCTTCCACCAAATTGCCAAGGTGTAGTAGAGGTTGGTGACACTTACTTCTATATTTCATAATGTCATTCTTAGCTGTATGTGGATGGGTTGGAACATTTTGCCTAATGATATGTGGCGTTCCTCAGGCAATATATTCTTTAATAAATGGGAACTCTAATGGCGTAACCCGTTCGTTTCTAATACTGTGGGGTATTGGCGATGTGTCTATGGGTTGGTACACGTACAAGATGTACCATGACGCCTTTCTAACTTTCAATTATTCTTTCTGCCTTATTACTCTTTTTATAATATCTTACTACAAGGCCTGGCCTCGTTCATAATGTCAGACTTTACTAATCGTCTCAAGGAAGCCATAGAATCATCCGATGCCGCTTGGACAGCGATGTCCGAGGATGAAAAATCACTAAGACGTAGGCTGTACCCAGACGTTCCGATTACCGACCCAATCCCCACTCCGGAAGAGTATGAGAAAATTGTTCGCAAGAGGCAACTGCGTAGTGACCATAATGAACGGATCCGGAGGCTAGCCTCTGCCTATAGAGACTTTGGATATGAGGTAGATGTGGCGTATGATTCTGAAAATGGATTGAGAATTTACGTTTATAACCTACCACGAAAGTTACAGATTAACCTACCCCCAACACATTTTTATGACACCAAACTGGTCTGAGAATGATGATCTGTTCTTCTCTCAACTAAAAGAGGGTTTCGAATGGCAGAAATTGCCGAAACTCTTTTTCGAGTTGCACGGTTTGAAGGTTGAAATGCCCGAGCTTACAATTCGGGATTCGATCAAAGATGCCGGCGCGTACATGTCTTCCAAAGACTTGATTGTCAATGGACACATAATTGAAACGAAAAGCCGCAACGAAGCATTTACATATCCATTATCTTTTCCGTACAGAACATTGTTCGTAGATACTGTATCTGGATTTGATGGAAAGAAAGTAAAGCCATTAGCATATGTGTTCATCTCCAGACCTACTGGATGTATGATCTGCTTAATGACTTCAACATTCTCTTCGTGGACAATAGAAGAGAAGTTTGATAGGGTGAGGGGAATTACTGACAAGTTCTATCTGGCGGATAGGCGGATCTGCTCCGAACTCGACGAGCTGATCGAGGTTTTGAAGTCTTCCGACCGGCCAGTTTGTAACACATAGTGGTTGACTAACCCCAACTTTTGAACTATCGTCACGCCCGCAAAGTTGCGCCGATGGTTCGCGCACAACTCATTGAAAGTAAAGTCAAAAATGAAAAGTAAACTACTCACAATCCTATCCCTGCTTCTACTTAATTGTGGCGGCTCATCGTGCCCAGCTTCTGCTCCGGCTCCAATCGCTTCCGCAGATGCATCGGTCCCAGCTGCAAGCGCCCCTGTGGCTGCTCCAGCTCCCGTAGCCAACACTCCCGCCCCTGCGGCGAGCGCAGCTCCGGCAGATGCCAAAAAGTAGCAGTTGTCTCAATTAACCAAAGGCTGCCAGTAAGAAACTGGCAGCCTTTGTCATTTAAGCTTCATGCCAATAAACCAACATGGATACATGGATGTTGAAAGGATATTGAAATTAGTAGCCGCATTGAATAATAATATCTCTTTGGTAACAAAAGGTTCCCTATTAAATGAACAGGGAACTGAGTTAGCAAAACTTATCAATGTTGGGAAAATGATTTTTGATTCAATGCGAGGCGTTGAACGGCCAGATAATCATTGGGTAAAGGCCATCCTCACACTACAAAAAATAAAAGACAAAGCAGGTGATAATGTAGTCAATTTTTATTTGGATGACCTTGGACGTGAAACAAAACCAGACAAGTTTGAGGGCTTTATGGTGGAATGGAATAAATGGTGTTCAAAAGATTCTGGTATGAATCTTCCAGAGAGAAAAACAGCATCCATAAATAGGTTATTGAAAGCTGCTGAATATATTCAGAAATCGGCGGATGGGAACGTGGCAACAAAGATTAGATTAGCAAGGCTCATTGAAAGTCACATAGGGCACATCATCGGACTTATCCAGAAGGGTAGTCTTGATAAGGCCAAGGAGTACCTTGAAGTTATCCGCCCAGAAGGCTGGGAACGAAATAATGAACGAAATGTGGATAAGTTGTACGAGCAAGTAATCAAGGGGTTGGCAGAAAAACTACCGCCAGAAGAATTTCAAGCCCTGGGCCTGTAAGTAATTATATGGCATAACTACATGCTGGATAGGTATGCGCTGTTAAATAATCTGCTCGAAAGTATGAGCGGAGCTGTTTCGAAAAGGGCGTCGGAAGAAGATGAAGACTTCGATTTCCCTTTGTACACTCCGCCTAAGCCCACTGGTGCACCCAAGGCCATGCCCGCAATGGTTCCAATACCTCCGCCTGCACCTATGCCAGCCCCAATCCAAGAACCTGCGGTGGCGAAGCCGGGACGGTTTACAACCGAACCAATTGTTCAACCAATTGCAGAGCAGCCGATAAAGAGAGAACTGCCGTCATGGTTTGATCCAAGTTGGACGCCTATCAAGAAATTCAAAATCGAAGAGTCGTTCCCAACTTCTCATTGGACAAAACTTCCTGACGAAGAAGAGCTAAAGCCGGCTCAAACCCCCGAACCTCCGAAACCCGTTGAGGTTGAACCAAAACCCGAACCAGAACCAGCGATGTCTGTTGAAGAAGCGCAGCGATATCTGGAATCTTTGCCGGACGAGCCTCACCTAACCGAAGCGATAACTGCATTGAACTATGCCGATGAGGAAATTAGGAGCAACTATCGCAACAAAAAGCTTATCTCCACAGTACTAGCATTGGTTACGGCTCATCTTATGGGCTTGATGAATCATGCCGATGTGGTTTTTGGTGAGAGTAAGGATAAGGGAATATCTGCGGTTCAAATATTGCGCGATCATTTTGCGGAAGAAGCAAAGAAATTACCTGTACGATATCAAGAGCGTTTCGATTCAGAAGTATCCAAGCTGACAATAGGCCGCAAGCGTGGCCCGATAAGGGAATTGAAAAGCCAATGGTATGGACCGGAACTGGTCTTTGTAAATAATAGGGCTATTCGATTGATGAAGTCACAAGGAATTACTGTTGCTGAAGCCGAACAAACCGCACAAACCGAATGGGAAAACATTTCAGAACTTGTTAATGGTTTAGCGCCAGAATTTAGTGATACAGATAAGAATAACCTGAAAAATATTGGTGCTCAAAAGCTTCTTGCTGGTGGAGAATTTGTTGATGCTAAGAAATCAATAGTTCAATATGCTGAGGCAATTGAATCTGGAAGCTTATCAACCGCAGCACTAAACGTCTCGGATGAACAATTAGATAAAATCTTTCCAGATATTAAGACAGATCCAGATGAGGAATTAGAAGTTACAGCGCAGCCACTTAGTGAAGGCGATATTGACCTATCAGGACTTCCTGAAGAAGTTTCAAACAATCTAACACCAATTATTTCTGAATTTGGAAGACAAGCACTAAAATTTGATAAGGTAAAAGACTTTCTTGAATTGAAGGTTGGGAAAGGTGACGAGAGAACTGCTGCTGCAGAAGATGCTTTACAGGATATCTTTGATGTTATCAAGGATCTAGTGCGTCAAATCTTTATCATAAATCCAAAATATATAAAATTGGCTTACGAACAATTCTCTGATATCTACATGCTTTGGAAGAATATTCAAGTTAGAGCTTCGGATAGTGGCGTTGAGAATATGTCAATTGCTGAAAGCGCAGAAGCTGAATTACACTCAGATCAAGCCGCCCCCATGATAACATCACCAGACCCGATGTTTGGAAAGCAAAATCCAAGACATAAGAGAATAGATGAATCTGAAGAGGATTACAAAGCCAGACAGGAACATGAGAAGGAACTCGCAGACTTCTCTCGACATCGTTATTTACAAAGAATCTTGGCTCGCGGAGACGCTCTTGGTTATCTTGAGCGAAAGAGACAATATCGATTAGCTCAAAGACCAAAAGAGACTTATGCTGAATACGATAAGAGAATTAAAGCAGAAGAAGAAATGGATCGGATTAGAAAGCCTGAGTACAAGAAAAATAAATGGGAACTTGTCAAATGGAGAAAGTTGGCCGCTATGAAGCCAGAGAATGTTCCTGACCTAAGAAATCAACTACTGAATTTATTAAGACTACAAGAAGACAGAACAAATGAATTATATAAGCGTATTGGAGAGTCTTGGTTATCAGCTGATGTATTAGATAAAATAGAAGAATCATTACTTGATGCAAGGATTCAGAAATTCCAACATGAATATGATGAGATCAAAAATATTGAAGGAATGAATCCATTTGTAATTAAGGCACTTGGACATACGATAACCAAGATTCCAGAATACTTTGATAAGGCGAAAGCAAAGCTCAATCAAGAAAAATTCAGTTCTGCTAGAATGACTCTTGAGATGGCTTCTATTTTCTCGAAGCAGGCGGCGTCTAAGGGCGTGCATCTGCTAGCATGACCCAGTGGACGGTCTAATGTCTAATCGCCATTCCTAGCGAATCGTGGATAGCTCTAAGAGGCATTCTCCGCTGGGCCTGGTGGCAGGATTGGCCAGCCGATCTGACCCAGATATTTGTTCTGATTATATATTGGTGATGAAAATACTTTTTAGTCGAGGAAGCTTAGGATCCCTAGATCTTATAAAAGGGGATTTGGAAGGGAGATCTTAATTAAGATCTTAATTAAAGAATATTAATTAAATTAATTAATCATAATTACCGAAGGTAATTATAGCGCTAGTTTGAAGCAGTTTTTAATATGTTGTTACCAAAGAGTATATTATTTTATAAGGACAAATGGAATTTCAAGGCCTACCAGGAATAGAAGAATACTTAGCATCTCAGGGAAACGGATGTCCTGTAGATGTATCTGAACTAGATCATATTTCAGAAGCTATAGTTGCATATTGTGGTTTCACTAAAGATCAGGCGCAAAGAATATTATCTCTATTCTTCCAGGAGATTCGTACTGCTATGCTAGGTGGGAAGGTTGTTGATATAAGAGGATTTGGATCGTTCTTAATATCTAGCCCAAACGTTACATCAAATACTAAGAAAGTGTTTCCGAAATTTAAGTGTAAGAAATCATTATCAAAGAGATTGAATGGATAAACCAACTTCAGAATCATTAGCGGCAATTATTATTAGCAATAGAGTTCTCGGATTGTATACGGAAGAGGCGAAATTCTGTATGAGTGAACTCATGCGCCGCAGAGAAGATGAAAAGGATCCTTTTGAATTTGAGAAATTCATAGACGATCAAATTGGAATAATAGAAAATGTGAATAAGAAATCTAGAGATAATAATGGCCTAATTAATCTAATGTCATCATTATCATCAATTGGAAGGGTGTTATGAGGGAATTTGCATTGTGCAGAGAATTATCACTAAAACTTGCAAAGGATCTTGGAGCGACTCCATTTTCAATTGGAAAGATTAGTTTGACTCACTCAGATCTGTTAACTAAAAAGATTCTAAATGTATCAGACGAAGATGGTGAGGTTAGGAAGGTTCCAATTTGGTACGGAGAAGCAAGTGGTGCAGAGGGAACTGCCTGCTGTTTACTTGCTGCACTCGATGTTGATCCAGACAAGCTTGAGTTTGCTTGTGTCATTGGATTTAAAGATTTTAGTGGCGAATTCCAACCAGAATCAATTAGGATGTCTTTCCATTACGACTGGGCAAATGACGAAGATCCAGGAACTATGGTGATGAAAGCCGGAGATCAATGGTTGCCGATCAGTTTGGCCCAGCGGCTGCAGCTTATTTTGGGGTTTGAAACAATGGTGCAAGATGGAATTCTATGGCAACCTTCTTCGAATATACCGGAAGAACTTCAGAAAGATCTGGCTGAGATAATTGAGGTTGACGAAAAAAGTACCTAATGGTACCATGCCGCGCTAGCTAATGAGCGGACACAACATGGTATTCTGGATATTGACGCCTCACAAAATAGAGGCTCATAGCAGTAATCTATCTGATTTTATTGCTGATGATCTTTTGTGCTCCATTCAATTATCTTCAACAAAGATAGCCACAGATAAAATCTGTCTAGAGAATTTGCAGAAACAATATCCTTCATATCACAGATATGAGATAAGCATAGGTAAGTTGTAAATGTCTGATGTTGGATTTATTTCAAAGTTCATTGCTGAATCTGCGGCTAAGGGAATTGATGCCAAAGAGATTGCCAAGCAAGAAATACAAAGCATTGATGAAGCGCTTAATAAAGCTGAAGAGTTGAAGGTTCGCAGAATGAAATTGTGTTCTGTGTTAGATCATTTGGGCGATGATACATATCGCCGCCGTAGAACTAGCACAACTCAAGCATCAGAAGATATAGATATCGAAAACAATGCAGAATTGTTGAAAAAGATTATCGACGTAGTTGGCGAACATTCGCCAATCGAGGTCAGGGATTTGATTAATAAGTCTGGTGGATATGATAAAGACATTCTAATCATGCGTGCCTTAAAATGGCTTGGCGATCAGGAAATTGTTTCACGAGATTCAGACAGGCGAGTTCAACCAGGAAAAAATTGGAAGAAGGAAATATAATGGAAAAGATTATTATTGGTAATGTTGAGTGGCTAAGAAACGATTATCGAAAAGACATTACGATTGGCGGCATAACGTTTCCAACTCTTGAACACGCCTATCAAGCTTCGAAGACAAAGGATCGTGCAATCAAGCTGACGATTGCTACTGCAGAAAGTGTTCGAGAAGCCCGCAAGATTGGTCGCACTCTCAAGAAGAGCGACGATTTTGGTGCAGAGGCGGCAATGGCAGTTCTGTTACGTCAGAAGTTTTCTGACACAGATCTTGGTGAAATGCTTGCTAAAACAGGTTCTGTACCCATTACGATGGAAGGATACGATGAGTATTGGGGTACTGGGGATACTGGCCGTGGTGAGGATGTAATGGGATCACTTATTCAGACATTGCGTAGTGATCTTCAATTCATATATGGAATTGATCCTGAAGATTCAAATGATGGTTCTGATGATGAAGAAGATGCCCCCACATTGAAGCGGGCACTTCTTAATGGTGGAATTGACGAAACATTGGCAGTGGCCTGTCAAGATCTCCTAGAAGGAGCAAAGGCTGTTATGTCTTTGGTCGATGCCAATGATTATAATGCCGATTACATCGCTAAGAAGACCGGCGTTGATCGGGCTTCGGTTGAGGGCGCAATCAGGAAGGTTCAGGCCTTCAATGAGACCATCACAAAGATAGAAGATCTGTTGGAGACGCCCAATGATGATGTTTCATCTGATGAAGATGAAGACGAAGACGAAGACGAAGATGATGAGGACCACGACGATCAGAGCACAATGGATTAATTCATCAAATTTTCTTCTGGGAGCCCTTAATCGGGCTCCTGGCTATTTAAAATGTCGAGTGTCCTGGTACAGCCATATCATTTGCATGACTATGCATGAGGTAAAGCCAGAAATATATGGGAAGAATGCCAAGAGGCTTGGCATTACTCCGGCGGTGGCGATGGTGAACCCGAAGAACCCATACAATGTTGGGGCCGCGTTGCGCGCAGCGTCTTGCTTTGGGGTTCCGCAGGTTTGGTTTACCGGCTCGCGGGTTGGGCTTGGTCTCAAGGGACAGAGTCGGTTGCCGCGCGAGGAGCGCATGAAGGGCTATCGTGATGTTGAGCTGCGACACTTCGACTACTTCTTTGATCAGTTCAATGACGATGTAGTTCCGGTGGCAATCGAGTTGAGGCACAATGCAGAAGCGCTGCCTAGATTCAACCATCCAGAGAAGGCGCTGTACATCTTTGGGCCAGAGGATGGATCAATTCCACAATCTGTTCTGAAGGAGTGCCACAGGTTTGTTGTGATTCCGACACGTCATTGCGTTAATTTAGCTGCAGCTGTCTATCTTGTGCTATATGATCGGCAAGTAAAATCATCACCGGATCTTACCATTGCTGATTGTCTGGCCGAACGGAGGTTTGATTTTCCAGAAAACGCTGAATTAGCTGCAGAACTTGGGTTGGCATGAATCGAGTTGACTTAGCAAAAGCCATTCATGCCAGGCTTCATGGCAGCCTTCCGCATCGGAAAATTTACCAGGCCATAGGTATAATCGTTGAACAGATTGCCAGTGATTTAGTGAATGATCAAGTTGTCACTGCGCGAAAGTTCGGTACTTTAAGTCCGCACATACGTGTAGCTCACTTTGCTCACAACGTATGCACTGGTATGATAAGGAAATTAGGCCAGGTAAAATCGGTCAAGTTTCATCCACACGAAGCATTCACCAGTCTTATTCATGATCGTCAAGAGCGTTTTAGGCAAAAGGTGATTGATAAAACTTGACTATAATCTTAGAATTTAGTAATATCACAATACCGGGCGATGAGCCTATTAAAAAGACAGAACGGAGTAGTGTATGTCTAGCCATTCAGATAATGCAGTTGATAACGCCGAACTTGACATGAGAGGTGAAAAAGGAACCCGTGGACCAAGGGCGAAGTTTATCGTCGTTGCGGCGCTATTAAACAAGAAGATCATAATGGATAGCGTTCCGGCCGATGATGAAGAGTCAGCCAGCATAGCTTTCCTAAATAAGCATGATGGGGTTGATGTAAAGTCATTGACATTCGAATACGGCCAGAACTGCAAGGAAATTGGCGGTGGTCAGGGCTTCTATCTAGCCAAGGGTACTGGAGCGTCGGAGGCGGCCCGCCAAAGCGTCACTGTCCCAGCATCGCAATTCCGCCCAACGCCCACTTCTGTCCGCGCCGAGTATCGCGGCTGGATTGTTTACGGCAACGGCATCCGAGCTTTCAGCGTCAATGGTCCCAATGGTCCCGTGTCGTACGAAGATGATGAGCTTTTCTCCATTCTCTTCGATCAGCTTGCTGACAAGAACAACAAGGTGCCAAAGCCGAAGCTGAAGAAGAATGAAGCCGTAAGGGCTGAGGAACTCAAGATCCTCAAGTCGCACGCGGCTACGTAAAATAACCAGGCCTCGCCCCCAATAGCCGGAGTTCATCCGGCTTTTTTGGTTTAACGTATCGGCCCATTGGCCTATGCATATTCTAAAGTGTCGAGAGCTAATGTCACGCCGAATGCAGAAGGGAACATGAAAGTACGAGAAAAGAAAAACCTGTTGAAGAAATATTCAGAGCTTAGAGAACAGATTATTAGAACGCTTGATAACTCTGATTACGAAATAGATGTTGATGGAGATGCCGTTGATCAAATTCAAGGGCATAGCCTATTAAACATTCAAAATAGCTTATCTAAAAACAATCTGATGAAACTTAGAGCCATTGATGAGGCTATTGAGCTGATATCAAAGGGCGAGTACGGGGATTGCTCAGAGTGCGGAGAACCAATTGAAGTGAAACGCCTGGAAGCTATGCCAGGCGTCATTACCTGCGTGCTCTGCGCCGAGCAATTAGAATTACGTAGATAATTACAGTATTATTGTAATATGTACGGTATGTGACGTCTTAAACCTACAGGTCAATAACGCAGTATTTCGTTGAGGCTAATATGCGGAAAACCAATCTTAATCCAATTTTTTTCGAGAAGACTAAGGACGGTGAACGGATATACGATGTGTCATCTCGGTTGATGAAGGACCGAGTAATTTATTTAGATTGTGAAATAGACGAGGAAGTTACAAGTGAAATAACATCTCTGATATTCTTACTAGACAGAGAAAATAGCGATCAAAAAATTAAGTTGTGGATTAATTGTCCAGGAGGAATCGCTCAGGGCTTCTTTGCTATTTACGACATGATTCAAAGGGTCAAGGCTCCTGTAGAGACGGTTTGTATTGGGGAGGCCAGCTCAGCGGCGGCAATACTTCTGGCGTCAGGATCTCAGGGCATGCGTTATGCAATGCCAAATTCTAGAATCATGATTCATCAGATTCAGGTTGAAGGCTTGGCTGGTTCAAATGCAGAAATAGAAATAGGAACCAAAGAACTCAAAGAGGTTCAAGATCGCCTTACCGAAATATTAGCAAGACATACCGGGCACACAAAGGCAAAGATCAAAAGGGATACAAAGATGGATAAATTCCTTTCAGCTAATGGTGCTCTTGAATATGGGTTGATAGATAAAATTCTACCTACAGCAAAAAAACAACCAGAATTACTAAAGAGGGAAGTCAAGAAAGGTAATAGTACTGATAGTGTAGAAGATGCGGATGATGATGACGAAAATGAATGATTGGCTGTCTCATAAAATTAGATTTCTAGCAAATAGAGTTCGTTGTTCAAGATGTAATGCAGATTCTTCTTCAGCTGTTTTTGTAATAGGCGAAAACATAAAATTCAAAATACCAATAGAAATCAAGGATGATTACAGTCCTATTTTCAAAAAGTCTGGAAGAATGACAATTAATAAATACTATCAATTGATATCAATTGAGGGTTTGAGCAGAATATGCACGCGGTGCGGCAAATCTAGAAAGACAAGCATTCCAAATGGCTTTTCATAAGGGTGTATTTAAACATTAGTGTGTATGATTGAAATCTATGCCAAAAGGCAGCGAGTCAAGAGGAAAAATCCTCAGCAAGAAGCTATTGTTAGCGAAAAGGATAAGCTCAACGAGAGAACGTCTAAGCTGATTGCTTTGATGAGGTCTATGAAGAGTGGGTGGAATGGCGGGCCATCTCCTGAAATTGGTGTTGAGAAATTCAATCTGACACAACCACTCCCAGATGTAGTTGTAGGAACAGGTGATGCGGCCCTGCACGAGCTGACAGATATCGTTCAAATACTTCGACAAGTTAAGACGATGCAGGATAACTATTCAGCAGCTCGTGCCCAAAGAGCTGAACAGTTGAAGCAAACCCAGCCAGCACCACAAGAGGCTCCGGCGCAATCGCCGCCACAACCATTGGCCACTGCGTCTGCAGTTGTTGATGAATTTCTGAAAACGGCAAGTAACCCGTTGACAAGAATATGGACGCACCTAATTGCGTACAATCCATTCGTAAGTGAAAAGGATCGTGGGCAGAGACTTTATCTATTGAGGGCACTAGCAAGAATAGATAATAACCTTAAGGTTGTCGAAGATCATGTTCTTAGCATGGGCGAAGCTTCATTGTTAGAATCTATATACATAGCGAAACAATTGTACAGTGATGCTAAGTCTTCATTCTTTGGAGTCTTTCGAAAGAATATAGATGAAATGTTGGCGTCTGCTGATAATCAACTGGAAGATCTGAAAAAAGAACTGAAGAATAAGTTGAATAAAAAACCAGAGAAAGGTCAACTTACAAATAATGTTGCTGTTATTCTTCGTGGTGTAGAGGATGCACAAGAGGCTATCAGTGGTGATTCTATTACAAGCAATGATGGTTATTCGGCTCCAGAACCTAATGGTGAACAGCCTCCGTTGAAAACGGAGCCGGTTAGAATACCATCAGAAGAATTGCCAATACAGCCAGAAGGGCCTGTAAAGAGTAAAACACCATTGAGAAAGGTTCCTAGTAGGACTCGAAGAAAGAGAAGGGTCCCAATAGCTCAAGCCCCAGAGGTTCCAAATAGCGATTTTATCGATTCTGATTTTGAGCAATCGCAACAAGTTCGCTATCTAGAAATAGCCAAATATCTTTATGGAAATGTAGATGCTTTGGTTAAGCAAGCGCATGATGTTGTTCAGAGCAATTTGTCCGAACCATGGAACGCCAGGGTGAAGCTTGAGTATCGAAAGGTTTATAAGTTAGGAGAGTTAACTGTATCAAGGATTCGCAATGGTGAAGATTATGAATTTGATTATCTTGAATTCTTGAAGTCCGTTGGTGTAATTAAATCTATTGAATACATGGCATCTGTACAATCACAAGATGATGTTACAACTACAATAGATGATGGTGATGTAAATTCTCAGGCTGATAATTTTGCAAAGTCAGAATTTTCAAAGTATCGAGATCTTGCGACAGCTAAGATTTCGCAGGCAAGTACATATGCTTCAAGATTTATAAAGCGCATGATTACACACATCATACCGAGACGTGATAGGAATCTTAGACTGTTGATTAGCCGTAATGTTCGTCAAGCGCGCAGTGGGCTTCAAGGCATGTTAGACACTCTTGAGGATAGGCATTTGAATTTCAGGCGTCTGTCAGCTAATAGCGAATTGTTTTATGATTCACTAATTAGTTGTTATGAGGCACTAGCTGATTTGGCAGATATGTATAACTCAAGTATGAGAATTGAGAAGTCTTATCGCAAACAAAAGCATGACAGAATGCCATATGATCTAATTCCAACACTTGATATTAATGCTCTAAGAATGATGCAAAGATATTTGGAGGCTGACCGAATGAGTATTCAAAAGCTTCAGGAATTAGAAAATTCAATAACAGAAACCTCTAATGCATTAGAGGGAAATGATGGATGATGTAATCAGTATTAAGGGACAGGTATTCTCAACTTTAGTAGCTGTTACAGAAACTGAACAGTGCCAAGGGTTGATGTATCAGAAATGGCCGCCTCCAATTATGTCATTTCCATATAGGCACGCAGCTCAAAGAAAATTTTGGATGAAGAATGTAATGACTCCATTAGACATTGTATTTTGTAGAGGCAATTGCGTTATTGGGATATTTAGAGGAGAACCATTTTCTACGAAATTGGTTGGTCCAAATGAGCCAGCAGACCTTGTGGTCGAGCTTCCTGCCGGGACTGCGTCCAATTTGGGCCTAAGTATCGGAGATTATGTAGGCTTCACCCCCACCAAAATTACGGCAGAACGTCAAAGAAAGTACGGTGTTTCTTTTTGAAAAAAGATTTGTGGTTGCCAAGCCTATGGGCTTGATCCAACGTGCAACAAGTTTCGAGATGTTTGTCCAGGCTGGATATCTGGCTTTTATATACTCGGAATATTGATGGCCTGAAGATGGCCGTCGAGAGGCGCTAGGCTCATGGGTTGAATTACTCATACTGGCATCTCTATATATTTTATTTGGTGTGTAATTTGGAAAGCAATCCAATCAATAACATTAATAGTAATGCATCTAAACTAGCTGAAGACGACATTAGATCATGGGAAAATGTTCCAGATTCGTTAGCTGATGAGTTGATGGATCATTTTTCGGCAAGGGTTCAAGCCCTTTCCTCTTATGTATATGGTGCTGGACGAGGCGTAGCTTTATCTGCGTTTAAAGAATATGCATCAACGACTCTGAAGAAGGGTTTCTATACCTTTATATTCAAAAGTCAACACTGGAGATCTGGGAGAAGTATTGGCCCTTATCTTCTCACATGCCTTTCAAAGCTAGCCGATAGCTTGAAATCAGATGTAGATTTTATCAAAAAAATCTCTATTCCTATTTGCCCTGCCTGCAAGGCGCTTGGGGATCGCGAATATCTCGTCTATGACGGAAAGATGCTTCGATGCCAAACATGTTCTATAGAAAGCGTTCGACTTGAAGCAATCAAAAACAGAGCTTCAAATGATGAGTATGCTTATAGGCTTAGAAAGGTTTTCTCAATACATTCCAGAAGAGGCTGCAGATGTCCTAGCTGTGAAAGGTTTATTCCAGAATCATTTTTGAAATCCAACGATTCAATTCGCGTTAGTTGCCCATACGATACCTGCTCTTGGTTTGGAATAATGCCCGAGCTTGAACCAATGGTACATCCATTGGGCCAAAGTTCTGGTTCAACTGTTAGTCTGAACGCTCCGATTAGCAATTCGTACGGTTCGCGCGTTCCTGAATTTCAGGATAAATTGGATGCACAGGAGATTAATCCTGATATCAAAATTGAGCAAACTCAAAAATACAATAGGGAATTTAAGATTGCGAAGGCCGTTATATCAACCCAGAAAGAACGCTTTTCTAAAGAGCCAATGTCTAAGGTTATCAAAAAGTATTTGATGTACCAAGCATTCGAATCGCTTCTCAATCAAGATCCGGCTGGAATGATTGGCTATCTTATTCATGGCAAATCGCTGGGTGAACGACCGATACAAAGTTTGATTTTTCAAAAGTATATTCAACTAATTGAAAGCCATCTTCCATTTGAAGTTGTGGATGATGAGGGAAATCTCACCGAAGTATATTCGCTACTTGATCCGTGCCTGAACCTGTTCTTGGGAACTAGCGAATACAGCTCATACGTAAGGGAGAGCGGCCTTGTTTCAAACAATACGTACGAGATATTCGTGGGGGCGAAGTGCAACGGACCGTGCTTCATTGGTTTTCTTTGCGATATTACAGATGAGAACGGTAAGTCTCTGTTGTCTGAGGTTGAATATTATACATTTTCAAATATCAAAATGAAAAGTACCGTACCCCAGAATACTTCTGTTAGGGTAATTCATTTCAGGATACCGCCACATTATGAAATGTATTCTCTTGTGAATCTTCAACGCAGTAGGAAATGTATAGTTACCAGCATTCGTAAAAGGCTCGGCATAAAGTTCAAATAAATTAAGATACAGGCCAATAATAAAACTCACGCTTTTCAACGCAAGATTGAATCATTAGAAGATAGAATTAAAATTTTAGAAAGTAAGTTGATAGAAACATCTGCAGAGAGTGCCGCATAATGGAATCAGCAATAAACAAATTTCCTAAGTATCTAATAGACAGCGGATTGATATTTGAAATCAATCGCAAGGTTCTTCATCCGCTAGGCTTGGCCATGGTTGTGGATGTTGATCGTAATAACAAAAGACAACTTGCAATAACGGCCATCATCGAGACGGATGATCAAGAAGGATTTCTGTACGACGAAGAGGGTTATAATATTGGCAAGGAAAAATATCAAAGGTTTCTAGATAAGGGTGGCCAGGAACGTCTGAATAGTAGAATGGCCAAGTACGGATTTATTGAACAGGATAAGGTTGAATAATGAAAAGTATAATAATTGCATTGTGTTTATTAGGATGTGCGTGCAATCAAAACACATCAGTGAACCCAACGCCAAAGCCAGATTCTGATGTTTGTTCAGCGATGTGTCAACATATCGGGCCAGCGGCGCAGGGCGGTCTAGGGTGTGAAGAGGGCAACCCAGTATACGATTCGGACAAGCCCGGACCAAATGGCGTTCCGAATGAGAGCTGCCCAGAGTTCTGTAAGCTTACTCAAGACAGTGGCATATCAATGAATCCTCGTTGTGTTTTGCGTGTCCAGAGTTGTGATCAAATAGAATTTGCCAGGACCAAGAATCCTAGCACTTGCAAATAAGGAGAATTATCATGGAAATTAAATATGGATACCAACCAGACCCAAAGCATGGAGACCTTCTTGCGCAAGACAAAAATTTCACACTTCAGTTGAAGCCTTACCTTGTTGAAGCTAGTAGTGGTGATATTGATCTATCTCCATTTTCAACCCCAACCGACCAGCTAAATCTGAGTGCCTGCGCCGGCAATTCTACCGCAGAATCTGTAGAGATTGTTTCTGCAATTGAAGAGGCAGATAGGGCTGCCAAAGAAGGGCGTGCACCAGTCCCGGTTGCAAAGCTGTCAAGGCTATTCGTATATTCGATGGCTCGTTCTATTATGGACGATGACGGAAGTGGGCAAGGGCAGATTGATAAAGACCAAGGAACCTTCATTCGTCTTTGCTTCGATACTTTGAGTAGATTTGGTATTTGTGATGAGGTAATTTGGCCCTATGATACCACCAAGGTATTTGTACAGCCAAGCATCAAGGCGATGCGTCAGGCTGTTGGGCACCGTATCCACAGCTACTATCGCATCAAGCAAACCGGCAAGGATCGCATTCCTGAGGTCATTGCTGCGCTTCGAGGCCGCCACCCAGTAGTGTTCGGAACCCAGATAAGCAAGACGTTTGGGGATATCAAAGCTCCGTATGTTTGCGGCATTCCAAAGGATACCGAAGGTGGGCATGCCCAAGTGATTGTTGGTTGGTTAGGGGGACTTTTCAAGGTGAAGAACTCTTGGGGATCTGGTTGGGCTGATGGAGGGTTTAGTTACTTCACCCCAGAATATATTGCCTGGGATCAGACTCAAGACATTTGGGTTCCAACTATGGGCACAGTGTTTGCGAGGTGATATTATGAGTTGGCAAGGTGAAAGAGGAACACCAGGATGTCCTGGTTTAGATAAATCAGATTATGAATTGATAGTTTTGGCTTTGGAAAAATATACCTCAGATCAGAGCGTCATTGGCAGCTTATCTCGTGATGATTTAAAGAATTTATATATCACACAGCATCTTGTTAAGCAAACGCTCTTGTGGTATGATTTGAAAACAAAGCTTGATTTATTGCAAAGAAAGTAATTATGAAAGTAATTATTATGATGGGCCTTCCCGGCTCGGGGAAGTCAACGTGGGCGAAGTCAGTCCAAGGTAGAAAAGTTATCGTATCATCTGATAACTACTTTACCGATCCTGATGGTAATTATAACTGGACAATTGAAGAGGCTCACAAAGGCCACGAAGATTGTTTGCGTAGATTTATACATGAATTTCAATCTGGGCCGCCAAGTGGAGATCCACCCAAACCGCCTGAAGTAATAATTGTAGATAATACAAATGTTAGAATTCATGACATTTCACCATACATAAGAATAGCTCAGGCGTATGGTTGTGATGTTGAAGTGAAGTACATGGATACTAATGTTGATAACTCAAAGACTAGGAATATCCATGGAGTTCCAGATGTTGCCTATGATAGGATGCAGAAGAATTTTGCATTCTTGCTTGAGACATGGCCCAAAGATTTCCCGCCGATTGAGTTTGTGACTGATACAGGATGGGGCTCAATAGCTCCTGCATATGGATGTCTATGGCCAGAAGAACAAACTGAATTCGATGTGATTCTTGTTGAGGCTGGACCAAGCAAGATTCGTATAGTGAAATGGTTTAGGGAAAATACAAAAATTACATTGAAGGGCGCTATAGAATTGGCAGAGAATAGCCCAAAGAAGATCTTGTCAGAAGTTTCTGAGTATGAAGCTAATAAAGCAAAACAACAACTTGAAGCTCTTGGTGCCAAGATAGAAATTAGGTAATCAGATGAAACTAAGTGATCTAAACATACTTGATTTTGGCAATTCAATCCAAATGTCAGGTGCCGTGTTTTCAGATGAAAACAAATCATATCTATGTATGTTTCCTGGAGAAACATTAAATGATATGAACACCATAATTATGGATAGTGAAGATTGGAAGTCTCTAATTCATCAAACAGATTTGTTGGAAACAGAGATTTTGGCCAAAGCTCCTGATGGTAGTTTGGTAAAGATTATCTATCGAAAGAGCCAGCGCAACATTGACCAAGTTATTTCCTGGAAGGTTTTCAGGAGAGACAGCTATAAGTGTAGATACTGTGGTGCTGACAATGTACCACTTACAGTTGATCATCTTGTTTGTTGGGAAGATGGCGGCCCTAGCATTGAATCAAACTTATTAACATCGTGCAAAAAGTGCAATAAAATTCGTGGTAACAAATCGTACGCTGAGTGGTTGAGACATCCAAGATATCTAGAAACTAAGAAGAAACTATCATTGGAAATTCAGCGAGAGAATGAAGCCATCCTTGCTACACTTGATTCAATTCCAAGGCAGCACGTAAGGTCTAGGTAATAATTACGGGTATGGCCCAACAGCCCCACAATCAAAAGTGGAGAATTTTGTTGCAAGCCATTCGCTTCGCCATATAATAACATCACAACGCTTACGACAGGTTGAGGGGGACTTGTCTGCGTTTCAAAAGCGCTGAGAGTGAGTATTACGATGAACGTTTATGAAAGATTCAAGAACAACGAATATTTATTAAACCCAATTGTAAAAGGATTGCATAGGCGATTTAGCCGGTT